TGCTTGTTCTTTTGTAGTCCAGACACCCACCTATGCGAACCACAGACTGCCCAAATGAAGGTGGAGTTACAGCCAACGTAGAAGGTATGTTCTCAACAATAAAACCAGCACCTGAGTTTGTGTTGTTTGGACGACAGTTCTGCATAGAGATATAACTACCTTCAGGCAAGAACTTGGGTGCTATGTCTGAGTTCATCTTCTCAAAACGAATGGTCTGACTCTTCATCGTTTAATTGTTTGGTACGTGGTAGAATAGAAATGATCCATTATCTCTTGTGCCGTAGGAGCATAAATCAATGCTATGTCTTTTAGGGCTTCTCCGTACAAGCGTTCACGCTCTCTGCGTTCTGCAAGCGGGATGGTTACGTCATAAGCTACTACCATCCACAAAATATAAGCGATCAGTGCTTCTTCTGCCGTTTTGGGTATCTCTACGCCTTCTGGATTGTCTGATATGCCTGAAGATACATAGTGTAGAGTTGCTTGACTTCCAGTGAAAGAAGTAAGCTGAATGAACCCACGACGCTCGTTAATGACAAAGTATGTTTCGTTTATTCCACCCGGCTGGCCGTACTGATAAAACATAGAAAAAGGAATCTCCTGCCCCTCTCCGTAGGCTGTGTCGAAAGCCTCGTATGAATATGTTTCAGTCGTTGTCTGAACAATTGAGTTATTGCGTGTGAAGGTATAAAGATACCCGTTCAGCGGCACACCAACAGCCAAAAACATAAGGTAGTCTTTTGGTAGATAGATGCGACCCATTGAGTCAACATCAAGCTTAACAACCTGTTTATGTGGAAGTGCGAACAGCGACAGGTCTTTCATTCCGTTGATGCAAAGCTGAACACAAGCAGGGTCTTTAATCTCAGGAATATTACCGATCATCCTTGCCTTGTTGACAACCTCACGTATTGTGGTAAATCTATTTTGATCCATGTTATTACATTATTTACAACAAAGATAACAAAAAAAAAGAGGCTTTTTTATTGCCTCTTCTCTTGCATTGTCCGTATTTATCTATAAACATCAACTTTTTCAAAACTCCACTTATATCCATATGAAGACTTATTCGGGTTCATTGAATTAGCGCAAGACCATATATTTCCAATTCTCCCTTTTGTTATTCTTCCTGCCTCTGATACACTTGGGAACGATCCTATATATTCTCCACTATTTGAATATTGGTATATAGTCCGACTAGTTGGATGTTTTTCATTAAATCTACCTATACAACTTGGTTTTTTAAGCCCAATTTCAAATTCATGCAAACAGTTTTCTCGAAGAGTCATCCATTCTAGATTCTCCACCCTATTGTCTATTTTTATGCCATTCTTGTGATTAACTGTCTTTTTGCTATCAGGATTTGGTATAAAAGCTTCTGCAACTAGTCTGTGTATTGTCTTTGCTTTAAATGAATAGTTATTATATAAATTAATAGATAAATATCCACCTCCGTCTATATGTGGTTTTTTTATTTTAGTAACATATTTAAATATTGTTTTAACTCTACCAAAATTACTTATATGATACCTATCTTCATAACCAATTATTGGAACCCAAATTTCTTCTTCCATTATTTTTTATTTAAATTACACCAAAATTCATTGAAATCCTTCGATTGCTCATCGAAAAGATAACGATGATCTACAACAACACCGTCGTGCATCCTTGATCGTATTAAGTCAACCGTTGCGTCCGCGCCTTTTCCTTTATCAAGGTAGATATTAACAATTTTGTACCTAGATATTTTATCTAAATTTCTATAAATAAGCCCAAGTCCATTCGCTACATATATGTCGTTATCTAGGAATGATTCTCCAAAGTAAGTAACAGCAGAAAGGAAATCAAACATCCCCTCTAAAATACAGCAACTAGAACTTCCAACTAAAAACGTAGTTGAGTCTTTTGGCGACGTAGCATACTTATGACCAATTCCGTTTCGAAGTTCCCACCCACCAGAATCGTTTTTAAATCCGACAGCCCTATATTTTTTATCCGGTGAATCCTTAAACCAATAATGCGCCTCTTTTGTAAACCTAGAATAAATCTCTTTTGGTATTTTGCGTGATTTAAGGTACATTATCAGGTCTGGACTAATAAAACTATCATACACGGAAGAAACTGTCAACAACGGCTCTGTAGGTATGTCTATTGGCTCAAAACGAATAGAATCTGTTTGTTTTTTAAGAATTTCTACAGCCGTCTTTGTGTCGCATCCTTCAAGTTGCTGAACTAAATCCAAAATATCGCCTGTTCTGTTTTCTGCTCCGTAATCAACCCATCTGTTTGAGTTAACGAAAACACAAAAACTTGGTTTTGTTTCTTCAGGTCTTGCAGGGGACATAAACCAAACTCTATGTCCCCGTACAGCACCTTTAAAGCCTCTGGCTTCTAAAAAACTAACAATATCTATTTGTTTTATTTCGTCAATTAGACTCATTCTGGTTTTTGATGTGTTAACGTAACAGAAAATGTTTCATCTGTTCCAAACTCATAGTCTTTAGACAAATACAAACGTTTGTTTGTTTTAAAGAAGTTCTCTAAATAAAACTTATCTATGTCGCTTTCTGCAACCAACCTAACCTCTGTTTGTTTTGTTTCTAGTTTCATAGTTTCTCTAGTCCTTGTTTTACTTGGTTCCAAAATATATGCCTTTCCATTTCATAGCTATCTTTTGGACATTGACTTGGATATTCATTTAGCATTTCATCAACTGCAATTAAAGCGCACTTCTTGATAAGATAAACGTGCCACGTTGCGGGAAGTTCATATTCCAACAAAGACATGTATTTACCAACTAGTTCTTCTGCTTTTTCTTTTGGTGTTTGTGTCATAACCTTGCTAGTTTAGTTAATGCAAACATATAATCATCGTTGGTGTCTATTGGATTAAAATAAACAATGTTGTGTTTATCTGAAAAAGAAATCTCTACTTTTTCTGTTTTAATCCTCTGAAGGATATTACACAGGTATCTTGCATTGATTAAAAAGATACCGTTGCCTTCTTTGTTATCACAGTCTACTGATTCTTCTGCCGATAAGCTAAAGTCTATATCTTCTCCCGAAATAGCTACACTGCCAACTAAAACAGAAACCTGAACTAGTTTTGTTGTTTCTGGACAGAAAGCCATTACTCGGTCTATTGACTTCAAAAACTCATCTGTATTGACAGAGAAGATAGCGTTTACTGACTGACTGATAACAGGAGCATAGTTTGGGTAGTTGGCTTCTATCAGCTTTCCGTACACTACGCTATCGGCTGTTTCAATCCTTACGTTCTTGTCGTCAAACAAAACATCAACATCTGTTTCTGATTGTGACAGTACTAATGCAAGTGTGCTTGCCAATTTTGGAGTTAAAATAACAGACCTATCGAAAGAAGATACTGTGTCAGAATAAACAACACCAATAACGTTTTTGTCTGTTGCCACAAACGCTGTCTTCCCTGACTTAAAGTCTGCTAGGATACCGGATATTGCAGGCTCCATCTCTCCTTTGTATGCGGCAAATGAGGTCTTATCTATTCCGGCAACTACAACAGATGATTTTATTGTTATTGGTGTTTCATCTTCCGGTTCACGAACCATTGGAAAGTCTTCTGCTGATACGCATGGAATCTTGAATGTTCCTGACTTAGACTTAACTACTGCATTATTGCCTTGAATAGAGATGGTTAACATTACGTCGCCTACTTTCTTTACGATCTCAGCGAACTTATCAGCAAGAACACAAGTAGACCCAACTTCGCTTACTTCTTCAGGCATTACTTTTGTGATAAGCGTCACATCAAGGTCGCTTGCCGTAATCATTACCGAATCGTCTGACACATCAACCTTAAAATAATCCAAAATATGAAGTGTTGTTTTTGTTCTGCTAATCTTATGCAGGTTGTCTAACTTTTTTGATAAAACAGATGCTTGAATTTTAAATTTCATTGTTATAGTTTTTGTTATTTAATAATCTTTGCCCATTTATTGTCTGTAAACACACAGCAAGCCGTGTCGCTTTGTGTGTTTATCCATATGCCATCAGCAAACCAATAAGGCTCTCCTTCGTCGAGAATCATTTGTTTTCTGTCTCTGTTTAGTGGATAAAAAACAACACCAACGGTGTATTTTTCTTTAGCTTGCTCCAACAACAAATCATTGTTTGTTTTTTGTTTAAATCCGATAATGTCTATGGCTTCGTCTAATGTCCATCCGTATTGATCTGCCAAATCCCTTAAGTCTGATAAGAACTCTGTTCTTCTTTGATGTTCAAATTTATTCATAGTGTATCTTCCTATATAATGATTCAATTGCTTCTTCCAACAAATAATAAAAGAAGTTTGTTATTGTTACAATAACCAATATCCATGTGTTTATGAATATCAGTATCCATCGGAGAATGTTCAACAAAAACTTAATTGTCGGTTTCATTATTTTAAAATATAAAAGATTCTTCTTGTGCGGTCAACATCTTTAGCACAGTATGTGCATATACGATCATATTCTGCTTTAAGGTAGGTATCCAAGACCTCTGAACCATTGATATCATCTTTACTCGTTTCAATGTTTAAAAGGGCACATAGATTGTCTAGACTTATTCTGTATTTCCAAGCTAGCCCACCACTTGCCATAAACATAACGTCCCAATTTCTGTCCTTACTGTATCCTTTATCAGAACGAATTAGATTTGCTAATGGCATTAGCGAGAAGTGCAGCGATCTGTGAAATAAAAACAAAAGGTCAAATTCTTCTACGTTTACTCCAACAAAGTTTAGCGTTCTGTATGGAGCTATATCTTTATAGAGTTCTAAAAGCATTTCTTTTTCGCCTTTAAGAAAGTTGATAGTCTTTACTTCTCCATCTCCAATAGCATAGGATATACAAAAAATACGACCCTTGTATGGTTTCAACGACTCCGATCTCCATTCCTTCTCTGCATCTTCTTTGGCCTTATTGCAAAGCTCTTTATACTTCTGATCTTCCCACTCTTTGATTTTTTCTGGGTCTTTTAATGATCCATGTTTCCCAACCAAATACCTTGGTGGTTTTTCCCATGTGAAACTGTCTGTGCTAGGAACGGTTTCAATGTCTAAAAAGACAATTGCGTTTACCTGTGATTTATCCATTTTATTTTAGTTTTAATGTGAAACAAAAGTACCACCATTTATCCAAACAACCAAAAAAAACCATGTGTTTTTTAGCATACAATGAAAAATAATCGTGTAAATGTTTGGAAATAAGCAAAATAATTATTAATTTTGATAATATAAAACAATAATTAAACTTTTTTATTTATGGCAGATAATTTAAAAGCCATCTCTTCCGATATAAAGTTTAATCTAATCACAGACCACGAGATCAACGATCAGATTGAAAAGATATATGAGATGGGATATAGGGCAGGCGTTCTTGATCAGAAAAGAGTCTCGTCACACTCTAAAGTATTAAACACTCTTCTTTATAGTTGGCTAATAGATCAGCTAGAACAATTCTCTTATTTCACAAAGAGATATGAATACAAGTTTATCCTAGAGGAAATAGTTAAGTGTATGGATCAGTACCTTAGCGAATACAAACTAACCTCAACAAGAAAACTTCGTAACTTTGTTGTCATTGAGGACGGTGCAGAATCAACCATAAACACAAAAAAAGAACTTTCTTATGTGTTGGCTCCTGTTATGGAGAAGTTCATCGAAGGAGAGGAAGAAAAACAGCGCAGAGAGCGTGAGAGAAAAGAATTAGAAAACCAAAACAAATAGGATGAGTAACCGAATAAACAAAAAAGATTTGGATTTGTTGTTGTCCTACCAAAAGACACTATCAAGAGCAGAGATATCTGAGATTCTTGGTGTTTCTGAGTCATTGGCTAGGACATACAGAGGAATACTTGATAATTTTGATCAGATAGACCCTATCGAGATCAGGAAGTCACAAATTAAGACCTATATCGTATCTGGATGTTGGCATGTACCATTTCATAACAAAACACTTTATAGTGGCTTTAAATCGCTTGTACGTGACGTAAATCCAGATGGATTTGTGATAGCAGGAGACTTCATTGATGCAGGAAGCCTTGGTGAGTATGAGCGTGGTAAAATGTCGCACACAGGTATAACATTGGAAGATGAGTATAATGCAGCAAATGTGGTGTTAGACGAAATTGACTCCATTCTAAAGGAAGATTGTCAGAAGTTCTATTTGTGGGGTAACCACTGCAATAGATACCACAGATGGAAGGCAGATGTAAACAACAGCAAGTACGGTGATCTTTTGAATCCAACAAAAGCAATGAAGTTGATTGAAAGAGGATACTCAGTTTACGAAGACTATCAGAACGACTACATTGAGCTTGGATCGCTTCAGGTGTTTCATGGATATTATTATAATATTCACGTTGCGAAGAAGCACTTAGATACACTTAGAAGAAACTCAATGTTTGTTCATACACACAGAGAGCAGATGTACAGAGAGGGTAAGTTTGCATCTTGGAATATAGGATTTATGGGTGACATAAATGCTGCCTGTTTTTCGTATGCTCCTAGAACGATGAGAGAGAGTTGGGCTAACAGCTTTGCATTGGTTCACCTCACAGAAAAAGACTTCTTTGTAGAGCCTATAAATGTAGTAAATTCGCATTTTATTTATGGATGTAAAAGATACTAGATATGACAGAGGAACAATTAAAAAGGCAGAGAGAAAGAAGAAAGGCTAATGGTAATCTCGCCACGCATAAATACGAAAAAACAAAGCGTGGATTTTTAATGAGATTGTATCGTAACATGGAGAGCAGAGTGTCAGGAGTTCAAAGACAAAAATATCACTTGTATTCAAACAAATCAATTTTAAACAGAGAGTTGTTTTATGAGTGGGCTGAGTCAAATAAAACATTCCATGATTTATTTAGGTCATGGGAGGAGAGTGGATACCAAAGGAAGTTAACTCCAAGCGTAGATAGAATAGACTCATCTCTTGGATATTTCGTAGAAAACATGGAGTTTGTAACCCATTCAGAAAACAGCAGAAGGGGAAGTGTTAGTAAAGCAAGAAAAAAACACATTACACTATGACATTCCTAAAGAAACTTAAAATAGCATATCTGCTACTAAAAACAAAACGATTTGTTTTTATTTTTGTAAAGGACAACAGAGACCCAGACGAGAAACTAGATTGGAGAGCTTGGGGGTTCTATTTAGAAGAAGTGCCTATTATTTGTGATGTGACTGCTGAAGAAATAGAAGAAATGATGCAGAAGTACGCAGATGAAGATATGGCAGATAGAGTTGGTAATAGTATGATTAACATGATACACTTAAACTAAAAACATGGCAACAGGAGAAGGAAAAAGATTCAATGAAGGAAAACTAAGATATGATCTGCTGCATCCAGATGCACTTAGAGGATTAGTAGAAGTTTTGTCTAAAGGCGCAGATAAATACGGTGATCGCAATTGGGAGGACGGTATGCCTTGGTCTAAGGTTATACCATCGTTAAAAAGACACTTGGCGGCTATAGAGTCGGGAGAAGATTTTGATCAGGAGGATTTATTATACCATATTGATCATCTTCAGGCTAATGCTCACTTTTTATCTGCTTATTATAGAATATATCCACAAGGAGATGACAGAAAGAACACGTTCTTTGATAAACGTGTAGCATTAGACATTGATGGCGTATTAGCCGACTATGCTACTGCATTCTGCGACTATGTTGGTATGGAATACACAAACAAGCATTGGTTGTTTTCTTACACTTGGACTAAACGACACAGAGAGCTTTATGACAATAAAGATTTTTGGGTTAACTTAAATCCATTGGTTGATGCAGAAAAATTACCATTTGAACCTGTAGCATATGTAACTAATAGATACGTTCCTGTTGAGTGGTGCGAAGAGTGGATTGAGAAAAATGGATTTCCATGCGTCCCCGTTCATGTTGTCCAATCATCAAAAGTTGACGTGATAAAAAACATAGGAGTTGATTTATTTATTGACGATTGTTATTCTAACTTTACCGATCTAAACAACAACGGAGTATTTTGTTATTTGTATGACAGAGAATACAATAGAAAGTACGATGTTGGTCATAAACGTATTTATTCTCTAAACGATGTAGTAAAGAGAAAATGATATATCACGAGGAAGAGGCGGTAGAAGGCAAGGTTCCTATTGCTGCCGGAAAAGTTGAGTGGTACACGGTTGAAGACGTTAAGAAGTTAGTTCCAAAACTAGCACACCTATTCAACGAAAAACCACAAAAAGAAAACATTCTTCTTTTAAAGGAAGAGATAAAGAAAGCAAGACAAAAACAAGGAGTTGTTTATTTTAGTGACGACAGAACAGTATATCGCTATAAAATAAGCACCTCTGGTAAGTTAAAAGAGATTGGTATAAATTTTCACCATTTAACATGAACACACAAAAACTAAAATTAGATTGTATTAAGTATGCAGCTAAAGTAATTGCTACTATGGAAATAGAAAACAAAAGCAAGGCTTTGTTTGATTTAGCTGAAAAGATATACAAATACACAACGCCAGACGAATATGTTGTGGCAAAGCCTTGGTTCGAACAAGGTATTAATGCCTCCACAACCAACCAAAACAATTATTAATTTTTTGTATTCATAATCCTTTTAAGAGTTTATGGTGAAGCTGGCCTCGGCGGTGTCGCCCGTTAACGACAATAATTAAAAACCACAACCAGACGCATCGGGTAGAGGAAGCCTGATAAAAGTGCCCTCTAGGACTTAGCTCCTAGTCGGCACTTTAAAATAGCAACCCTTGTGATAGCATCACTTGGTCGACTCGAAAGAGTTTAAAAACCAAACCCAGATCAAAAGTCTGGGTTTTTTGTTTGTTTTAGATACTGTACGGTAGTTTTAAGCCACTTTCTCTACAAAAACATATAAACTATCCACTTCGAGAAAATAATCGCTCTACGTGTCAAAAAAACACAACTTTATTTTTGTTTGTTTTTTTGTACTCACAGTACAAAAAACAAAACATTTTTAATGTGTTTGCAATAAACTACTAATTTCGGGGTATATTGCAGCTCGTTAGTGATTTTCAAATTTCAAATATTTTCCACTAAACCAACAAAAGTGTATTTTGTTTGCATATTATCACTATAACTGAAAACAATGCGAAATGAATGATAATTCATTCTAGAACAAAGATTATTAAGTTTATTACGTAAAAAAATTGGACAAAATATTAACTAAAAACATCGTGTATTGTTTGCTTTGAATAATATATTAGCCAAACACAAAAAAATCACCTGTTGGTGTTTTGGGGTATAGGTGAAATTGCCTGAAGAGAAAAGTATAACGTCGTTGGCAAAAAACAAACGAAACTGCCGTGTTGGTGATAAAAAATGACGTTCAACACACATTTTTAAAACACACAAAAAAGTTATCTTGTTGTGTTTTTGTGAGTTAACACATTTGCATATATCAAAAACATTTCGTATTTTTGTTGTGTTGTAAATGCGAAGAAATGATAATTAAAGACATTAAAATACTAACAACCAATCCGAGCTACTGCCGCATCGTTTCTTCGCACAAACCAATGGCAATCGGGTTGGTTTTTTTTATGCTTGATTAGCTCAGTCGGTAGAGCGTCTGTTTTGTACTCAGAAGGTCTGCGGTTCGATCCCGTAATCAAGCTCAGATTATTTATAATCTCTATGGGGAACTATACGTCTGAAAACTCGTTTCATACCCATAGGCTCTAAGGTGTAGAAGGAATCTCTAAAAAAGAAGGGGGTTGGCAATAACACCAAAGTGAGGGACAGGAATAAAAATTTAGCTAAGGGCTAAAGTTATTATTGCTGATTTATCGGATCACTGCCATCACAGAACGCACATTCTGTATATGCCGATAGACCGCTTTACGTGCGTAAGTAGCGGTGTCTTTGCGTGACTGAAGAACTCAACGGAAGCAAGAGAAGACCCATTTTCCCCTTAGGGGATAAGTGTGTCTTCTTATAACATCAGAATCTAACAAAAGCAAGGTAAGTTAACTAAAATGAGTAATAATAAACAAATAAAAAAACATAGATGTAATAGAATAAGTGTTGATGATCTTTACGAAAAACAAACTATTGCAAAGATTAAAAATGCAACAAAAAATAAAGGATTTGTTTATTTTATTGTGAACTATGAGCAAAAGGTTTGCAAGATAGGATATAGCTTAAATCCAGAGAAAAGACTAAAGGAAATTCAAACTTGCTATCCATATAGACTCATAATTCATAAGAAGGTCGTTGGTGATTTAAAAAAGGAGAAATGGTTTCATAAGGTTTTTAGTAGATACAAAACAAAAGGAGAATGGTTTAGAATTGAAGGCGACCTTAAAGACTATATCTATAAAGGACATTTTTCTTCAGGCAATAATTAGTATAAAAAACATGGGAACATTAACTTAAATTTTTGAATATCTACGAGTAGAACCAGAAAAACTTACTGACTTTAAAGAAAAAATAGGTCATATGTCAATTTCTGAAGAAAGGAAAAACCTAAGAAAAGAACTTAAACTTTGGCAAACAGAAGAGTATTTACAACGAAAAAATAAAAACAACAATTATGACAACATTTAAAAACGAGAGAGAGTTATTGTGCGCAGTTACTACACACATGATTTACAACAAAGGATTTAATCCAGACGAACTAAATGATCAAGCATTTCTAATTACACCATCGGACGTTATTGATTTTATCATTGATTTTGTAATAGAACAAGAATTAGTTGATTTTGAAGAGCCAGAAGAAATCTTAAAAGAAGAAGAAAAAACAGAAGAATAAATTTTGATATATCATTTTTATTTTGTAGTTTTGTATTGTATTACACTTACAGTTTTTCGCATAGCATTAAGGTTAGCACTACGTTCCGTCAAGCGTGGTGCTTTTTTTTTCATAAACAAACCAAAACAAAACTTTGTTTTTATTTATTATCTTTGATAAGATAAAAATAAAATGTCATGGCTTTTAAAAATTCAGATATATACAGTTTATGCCGCTATCTCGTTAACAAAGAGCAGAGGTCTGGCTATATGAACATAGACGACTTCAACCTCAACTCCAAAATGGCAAATGTTGTTTTGCTTAAAGAGAAACTTGGATTGAGCAACGATTATAATTTGGGAGCACCGATCTCACGCAGGCAAAAAGGACTAAGTACAATTGCGGATGATCAGGTAATTCAGTTTAAAAAAAAGCAGAATATATCTTTTTCTTCAGGCATTGGAAGTCTACCAAACGATTATTTTAGATATGAGTCAGCACGAGTATCAGGCGCATACGAACCTGTTGAGATGCTAAACAGCTCAGAGATGTCAAGAAGACTCAATAACGCAATCGACACACCTGACGCATACTTTCCGGCAGCAGAAATCATCGGAAGTTCTATGTATATTTACCCAACAACAATAACGACAGCTACGCTGATTTTCTACCGTTACCCTGTGACTCCGGTGACAGACTTTTACATTGATGCAAATGGAGAAATTATTATTTTGGAGGAAGGAGCAACACATCTTTTAGCTTCAGGCGAAACGGGTTCAGCAGGACAGACAGCAGGTACAACCGTAACATCACTCACTGTTGAGCATGAGTGGTCAGCCGACTGTGCTATTGAGATGGCATGGATAATTTTAAAGAACATGGGAGTTAACACATCTCGTGCCGATGTATTTCAGGTGGCAGATAAAATTCAAAAAGAAGGAGCATAAGATATGATCAAGTCAAAATTAATCGAACTAATTCGAAGACAAGCTACCGAAAACGGAGCCGGAATAGCAGATGACCTTCGCAGGGTGTCTCCAAAGGAAATAGAACTCGCCACAGATAACATGTGGTCTGATTTACTATTCCTTCTTTTAAAGGATAGTCAATCTATGGACTTCTTTGTTAAAAGCTACGACTCGGTAGATGTACAGTTTAACTCAACATCAAAAGAATATTACGCTACGCTTCCTGCTAAAGTTTGCCAATTACCCCAAAACGCAGGAATAAAATTAGTTCGTGGAGTTGGCTCAAACCGTAAGCTCATACCAACAACAAACGAAGATGTTGATTTGTTTGTTGATTCCGACGTTTCACGTTACTACGACAAAACACTGTATGTTTTAGATGGAGTTAGTAGAATCAAGTTTATTAACTTTGACTACGCATCTCAGAACATACGCAAGGTACAAATAAAACTAATACCTTCTTTTGTTGAGTATTCGTGGACTGAGGATGTCCCCATCCCTAGTGGACGTGTTTCGGAATTTGTAAGTATAGTGGCAAAAAGCCTCTTCTCAAGCAAGAAATTTCTCGACAGCTCGTCTGATGGGGTAAGCAACTAAACTTTCACGGCATATATGTTGAAGAGCATCAAAAAAAACTTGGTGCTCTCGTTTTTTGTGTCTATCTTTGCCAAGAGAAATTCACAAATATTGTAACAGTTTAGAAAAACATTTGTTACAAAAAACTTGCACAGTTGATTAATTTTCACTAACTTGCATATGCTAATAGCAAAAACACAAGAAGAATCTGATTTGTTGGTTGAGCAGGAAATATCTCACATGCTATGTCTGAATATTCCTACTGTAACAATCAAAAATAGGTTTATTGTGGATAATAACCATCAAGCCATATTTGAGATTCCACAGTTAGATAGACAGCGAACAATAAAAACAAAAAAATACGGTACGTTGTGTTTGTTTGATTCAATAAAAGAACTATTGGACTCAAAATACAACAAAGCAATAATTGCTTGTTTTTGTAGTGATGTGAAGGTTGTGCACAGAAAGAAATACACCATCAAGAACATTACATTAGAGGCAACAGATGAAACATTATACTTTGAAGACAGAGAACAAGGAGACCAGAAATCAAACCTATTCTTCGTTGACAAGGACTACGAGACAAACAAAATAAAAGATATAGAAAAAGGAAATGGGTACTTATTGGTGATAGAACGAAATAAGTTTCTCAACAATGGGGTGCAAATTATTGACAGTTTTAGACTGAAAGGATAAATATATGGAGAATGGATTTAGAGACGTAGTAGGATATGAAGGGTCATATATTGTTAGTGACACCGGCATCGTACTAAGTAAAAGTAGAGATATCTTTAATAAAGACAAATCTCTTCACAGCAGAAAAAAACAGGCTACTTTGACTCAGTTTATAAATAAATTCGGATATCCAACTGTTTATTTATATAAAGACGGAGTAAAGAAAAGATTTTTTGTTCATAGGCTTGTTGCAGAGGCGTTTATTGAAAACATAGAAAACAAACGATGCGTAAACCATAAAGATGGGATAAAGACGAACAACGATGTGTCAAACCTAGAATGGGTGACTCACTCAGAGAATACAATACACGCATATAAAACAGGACTTGCTATTGCCCCCAATCTTGGTAGATTTGGTGCAGACCATAATAATAGTAAGAAAACATATCAGTTTACGAGACAAGGAGAATTTGTTGCTGTTTTTGACAGCACTGTTGATGCACATAATTCTACAGGAATTAATGAGGGGAATATCTCTTCATGTGCGCTGAAAAGACATAAACATAGTCATGCAGGTGGATTCATATGGAGATACGATATAGACGTTGAAAATAATAAGTTATTAAACTAAAAAAAAAACAAAATTATGGCTTGTAAAGATTCAGGAAAAATTATTTCAATTGGCAGTGTAGAATCTGGAACTTCAGGATCAAATGGCCGAGATTGGCGCAAATTAGACGTAGCAATTGAGTGGGGAGATAAATACAAAAACCAACTATGCTTAACTGCATTTAACGACAAGGTAGACCAAGTACAAAACCTAAGCATTGGAGACCACGTTATTGTCGAGTACAATGCAACATCAAGACCTTGGACAAAAGACGGAGTAACTAAGTGGTTTCATAACATTTCATTGGTTAGCATTAATCTTGATGCAGATGCCGGAAGCACAACCTATACTCCAAGTTCATTAGGCGCATCTCAACCAGAAGAAGACGACCTTCCATTTTAGCAACTAACTAATAATCACATGATTACAATAAGAGGGAAGAAAGTAAACACAGCAAATAAACGTTTTTTGGTTTTGTTGTCAATACCGGATAACGTTACAGCAAGTGGAATCATTATTCCACCGACAGCAACTAAAGAGACCGACTACACCGGAACGATTGTTGCAGCACCAAAAAACGAAACAGAATACTCTGTTGGGGATTTTTGTGTTGTAAGTAAGAACTCAGGTGTTACGGTTCTCACTGACGATGCGAAAGGCAAATACAAGATGTACGATAGAAACGAATTACTGTATGTATGGACAGAGAGATATTCGGAACAAGGCTAATAGCCGATGAGATTGGTAGCTTAGAGGGGAAGTTGTTTAACAATCGAGTGTTGGTCGAGGTAGATGCGTTTATTTATGAGTCGATTGAAACAAAGTCAGGATTGAAGTTAGCTATTGATCCATCATGGGAGGTTAGTCCATACTCAGTACGCAATGGCACGGTTGTTCTGCTTCCTGAGAAATTAATTGATTGGGAGCAGGACAGCACGGCTATGTCGTGGAAGACAGACATGGATGTTCGTATCGGAGATAAGGTATGGTTTTATGGAATGATGTCTCAAGACTGCGAGAAACTATCTTTTAAAGGCAGAAAATTCATGGTTCTATCATATGAAGACCTATATCTAGCCAAGCGAGGAGAAGAAGTGATAATGCTGAACGGGAATGTCCTATTAGAGCCCATTATTAAGACCGTAAAGGCATTATCTTTCGAGCAGCGCATGGAAGATAACCTTTTTGCAAAAGTGGCTTATATTGGCAAAAATAACTATGAATACGAACACGACAAAGAAGACTGCCCAGACCTGAAAGTTGGCATGGAGGTCATCCTTCACGGATATGCAGTTAGGCACTTAGAACAAGAACCATACTTGTTTTTTGATGGCAAGAAGTACATCATTTGCCAAAATTATGAAATATTAGGATATTTAGAAGATTAAAAACATGAACAGAGTAGAAGAACAAAGATTTAAAGATTTAGAATCAAAAGTAGAGCAACTAAAACAAGCGTTGCAGTCGTTAGCCTATTCGGGTGGACACGCAGACGAACTCGATATTAAGCTGAAGCTAGAAGCCGTTAAACTGAAGCCAGACAACCTGAAGGAAGCAAATGAAATATACCTCTTTCTAAAGGAAGGTAAACTACCTAAAAAATAATGGAAGGAAGACTGGAAACATTCAGTTACATCTTTGATCAGAAAGCACTAGCTGAAGACGGAGTAACAGCAGAAGACCAGTTCATTCGTTTTGTAGCCCTAGAAGGCATGAACGGAAGGATGTACTGCCTAAAACCAATAACCAATTGGTCTTTTACTGAGCCGGAGGAGTTAATGAAGATGGCAGAAGATTTTATTAAAATGGCGGATATGATTGTTTAAGACATGGAAGACACACTTGAATATTTAGACCCACTATCAGACAAACAAAAAGAGACAATCTTTGATGTGTCTATAGAACATGCTGACGAAAAACACATAAACGAAGATTTTGGTGTTGGAACATATCAAAAGATAATGAAAGATGCTAATGAGTTTAAATATGGTTTAACTGTGGAGGACTTTGATAGAATCTTAAAAGAGCTACATTAACACAATAAAAAAATAATTCGTATCTTTGTTGTGTTAATAACAATTAAAATCTTGAAAGATCATGGCACTAGCAAAGCTCACCACAAAAAAAATTAACCGCACTGACCTGTCGGCAACAAAATCATATCTGTTCAACACAGATCAGATTGCTGAGTTAAAAGCAGACTCTAACGACTCTATCTTCTATTACACACGTAATCCAAAGTTCGATAGAGAATCGTTCACCGAATACAAAGTTGACGAAACAAAAGCAACGGTTGATGCTTTGATTGTTGGCTACGATGTACCACTCTCTCTTCCTGCCTTGAAAAAGAAAGTAGGAGCTAAAATTGAAGACTACGCACAAACAATAACAATCCATCAAAAAGATGTTGGTTTTGGTTGGGCTGATCCTGATGATGCAGCAAAATCGTGGTTGGAAGTGTACTCTTCTGCATTCTCTAAAGTAACTTATCAGGTTAATTTGTCGTTAGATCAATTAAGCGGCGTGGCGAATATCCTAACCTATAAGTTTTTGGATAGCTTGAATAGCGCATTTACAGGTGGAGATCGCACAGGCACTATCGACTACGCTGCAAACACAATAGCCATTGCTGTTCCGGCAGCAACGACAGTAACAGCACTTGTTGCCTCGTTCACACTAAGCACAGGCGCATCGGCTAAGGTAAGTTCAACATTACAGGTTAGTGGCACAACCACAAACAACTTTACAAGTCCAGTTGCCTACGTTGTAACTGCGGCCAATGGCAGCACACGCACCTTTACGGTTACTGTCACTATAGAAAGCTAAACAAAAAGTTTTCCATTTGTTTTTGGTTTTTTAGTTTTAAAGTTCAGCCTCGGTCTAACAAGATCGGGGCTTTTTCATTAATAGCCCCAAGAAAGGGCTTTTTTTATTTTGATTATCTTTGTGTTAAGAAAAACACACTACATGGAATTGAAATTAGAGAGTCTTGATACTTCCAGATGCTTGATTGACCCAAAGCGATCAGACCTGTTCGAGTTAACCAAGACCATACCTGAGTTTAACATTCATAACCCATATAGACTTTCTGTTAAAGGCATTATTCGCTATGTTATACTGATGTACGATGCCGACAGTCCACTGTGGAGAGAGGTACGCAGTCTGCCGTTGCGCAAGGCTGTGTCAATGGAGATGGCTGGATTTAAGAGAGATAGAGATGGAAAGTTTGATCGTCCGATTGAGCACATCATGGAGGGGAAGAACAGGGACGTAAACTCTATGCTTCTCAAGTATCTTACCATGCAGAACAATCCAAAGTGGAGTCAAAGATGCGCCTATGAGCATATCTACTACATGGAGATAGGAAGGGTAATGAATGGAGCCTATAAGACAAAAGAGGTTATTCAGGCATTAGATCAGCTTACGGAAAGAATAGATTCACTTACAGGCGAATTAATAGGTGGAAAAGGAGAGGCACTTCCTGTACTAGAAGTCATTTATAAGGAAGCCACAAAAGACCTAGATTGTTCACCAGAAAAAGTATCTCAATATGTTGCTGACTCGGACAACGTGCCTGACGATTGGAGTAGTTATGCGAAGTGGGTTGACAACGAATTACAAGCATATAAGGTAGATGAAATTAAGTTCGCAGGAGATAAGTAAATACGCACACGAATATGTTTCGCCAGATGCAACGGTGTTGTATCACGATAACGACCCTGCGTTAAAACCGATAAGGCTGAAACTTCCCAACCCACCACCATTGGAGTTGATAGATGGATATGGACTTCCGGCAAAAGATCAAAGATTCAAACGGCATGAACTTCCGTATAAATTAGCACGATTGGAGCAGATCGCACTAAAGGAAGTAAACGATAAGGCAAATGACGATAAATCATACACTATAACCTACTATAAGGTTCAGCGTAAATTCTGGGAAATATTACAAGATAAGTCCGACTATTACGCTGAAGAAATAAAGTGGATTAAAAATGTGTGGTGGCATTACCTAAATGGGTATTGGTTTTTCTGTAATGGGAAGCCAACTTACATTACAGGCGCACACTACTTCTATTTAAACTTTTGGAAGATAGACGGTCAGTTCTATCCTGATTATCGTGATAGAGATCGTAAGGAATTTATATTCTTTCACTACTCATGGACAACAAAAGAAACATTCGCCAATTTAGATAAAGACGGATATGCCATATCCAACGAAGACGGAACATATGACATGATCGAAATGCCAAACAGAACATCTTTTGGCGTTGGTCAGAATAAACACCGTCGTTCCGGCAACACAAACAAAGGGTTGGTTATGGGTTGGTGGATAACCGCAGTGCGAAGAGGCACTGACGGCTTTGGGGTCATGAGTATGAGTGGGGATAATGCAGAGGCACATATGAAGAAGAAAATGATCCCTTCATGGAACAAGATGCCAATGTTTTTAAAGCCACTCACCAAGTCAAACACAAACCCAAAATCTATTGAAAACAACACACCATCAAACGAGATTGGTGTTGATTCATTAGAGAACGCAGTTACGGCAGCGGGAACCGCAGAAGCGTCGTTCTATGACGGTAAAAAACTATGGGCTATTTTGGTTGATGAGTCCGGTAAGTGCGAAAAGCTAGATGTTCGTGAGCGACACGGAGTAGTGCAGCACTGTATCTCCGAAGGAAACGGAACCATTATTTTTGGATGGGAATATCAACCGTCAACAGCAGAAGAACTAGCAGCCGGAGGGAAGGCATTCAAGGGGCTGTTGGACGACTCTAGCTTCTATAAAAGAAACAAAGAAACGGGTCAAACCCGTTCTGGGTTATTTAGGTTATTTATACCAGCCGACGAAGGACTAGCAGGTTATATTGATCCATATGGAGGCAGCGTGTGTGGGAAGACACTCAGCGATGCACATAAGAAGATGGGATACAAGACAACCTCAACCATTACTCTAGAGGCAGAAAGGAAACAGTTATTAAACGATAGCAAGCGTGATCCAGAGGCAATGGTAACCTATCGAATGAAAAAGAAACAGTTCCCTTTGTGTTATGATGATTCATGGATTGGTGGAGCAGGAGACATAGGATTCGACATTGACATTCTTGATAAGCGACTAGCCGAGTTAAGTAGAGGCGGAGGCGCAGAACGATTTGATTTGGAATGGACAGGCAATAGGTTCAGAAGCGTCGTTAAGCTAATACCAAACCCAATATCTGGTAAGTTTTGGATATCAAAGATGTTACCAGATGGCGAGGCTAACCAGATCATCAAAGACTCGTTTACAGACCCTGTAACCGGAGAAGATATTCCCACCTTCAGGCCAAAATATCCCAATAGGTTTACGTGTGGAGCTGACCCCTTTAACTTCAAGACAGAGACACAGGCTAGAATAGCTGATAACAATGGGAAGAGTGGCAAGACAGCAAGCAAAGGGTCAGACGGAGGTATAGCTATATTCTGGCACAGAGACACGATGATAGACCCAGACGACAAGCCAGCATCAGAATGGGAAAGCGAACGCTTTGTGCTCACTTATAGGTACAGGGAATCAGACAACATAAAATACACAGAAGACGTGCTAAAAGCATGTATCTATTTTGGGGCAATGTGTTTCCCTGAAATAAACGTGCGTATTGTTTGGGAGAAGTTTCACGAGTGGGGATACGACGGATACCTGAAATATGGGATGACACTTAAAAACGGACAATACGTTGTTAACAGAGACCCCGGGGTGACATCATTGGAACGATCAAAACAAGAAGGGTTTAATGAGTTAAGAACACACATCTCTATTCACGGCAAGAGAGAAAGACACGAAGATTTACTATTAGAGTGGAAGGGTATTAACTCAATCGAAGAAATGACAAAATTTGACTTACTTGCAGCGTCTATGTGTGCTAAATTGGGAGCAAAATCACAGTACGGCAAGATAGTAGAAGAAGAAAATGAGTTCAATTACGATATCGAACAAGCATATTATTGGTAACATGGCAACACAATCATTCGAGGACAAATACGGCAAAGATGGAGCATATCCTAGCCCAACCAACAAAGGGAAAGTAACAAGAGACTATACGCTTGAAAAAGTACAGTATATCTTCTCAAACTACGTGCGAGGCATTGATGCCACCAAGTATGGCTCCCGAATGTATTACGAGGAGCTGCGTGCGTATCAGGCAGGCAAGCAGGCAGAACAAAAATACATGCCTTATTTTTTAGGCTCTGCATCTGGTACAAACGCAACGTTCAACAATGAAGGAGGAGACATCGGAGGAGGGACAGACCGTAAGTTCGACGTAAAAGAGTTTGCTCGTAAAGCAATGGCACACATGGAGTGGAAAGTCCTTTCACCCATGCCAAAGATTATGAACAAAATACAAAGCGGTTTTTATGGCAACATGTACAACATCAACATCGAATGTATTGATGAGAACTCTATTGCCGAACAAGACCAACGTAAATGGTTAGCCTACGTTCAATCACAGAGAGACATCATCGACATGATGAGTCAACTGTCACAGGCCGCAGGAGTGCCATATTCTCCACCCGAAAAACGCTACGATACGATTACCGACCTAGAACTAGAAGAAGCCAACGGGGGCTTTAAACTCAACTACGCTAAAGAAGGCGAGAAGGTAATTAAAGATGCTTGGAATATATCGAACGATGACGAACTTGTAGAAAAAGTAATTAATGACTTCACCGCACTCAATATAGCAGGGTTTAGGGTTTATTACGACAGAGAAATAGGCAAGGAGATGGTTCGTTGGTGTGACCCATCGTGGTCGGGCATCCAACACTCAAAACACAATGATTTTAGGGATTCTTCTTATGCCTACGAGTTGACATTCATTCCGGCATATAGGTTGCAGTCCTATGGCATTGATGTCACCGAGATTCAGTCGGTAGCCTCACGCTACGCAGGTATGTACGGTAATCCACAATGGACACCCGAATATGAGATAACAGAACAAACAGAAATAGACCTTAAATGTGGTTTCTTTAAAGTTCCTGTTATGGACGTAGAGTGGATAGACGTAGAAGTAGATCGCAAGGTAAGATACGAGAACAGGTTTGGACAGCAACGAGTACGTGAGTATGTTCAGGGAGAAAACCTGTCAGCCAACAAACAATACGAAGAAACAAAACTACACAAAGTTTATCAGTGTAAATGGATTGTTGACACCGACATCATCTATGATTGGGGAGAAAAGCCAAATCAGCCTAGAAGAGAGAAAAATCAATCCTTACTGTCGTTTCACTTTCTTAAAGGGAAAACAGAACAGAGTTTAGTAGAACAGTTAGTCCCTGTGTTGGATGACTTCCAACTAAATTGGCTGAAGTTTCAAGATGCAAAAGCAAGCGCAGTAAAGGCAGGATACCTATACGAATGGGAAGCACTGACAGGAATGGCAGGAGGAGGAGGCGAAAAGCTAAATCCTTGGGATATCATCAAGATGCACCGCATAACAGGTAACCTAATCTACTCAAGGAGACAAAGACACTTACCAAACCAATCAGTAGGTCAGCCAGCACAGTTCATGCCTAACGGTATGGGAACAGCCATCAACGATCTGATCATGGCTATGGATGCCAACTCACGCATGATTGAAGAGATAACGGGTATCAACCCTGTGGCATTGGGTTCAACAGCAGACCCAAGAGCAGGGAAGGCTGTAACAGAGATGTCGGTTAGCTCATCAGGCGCACCAATAAAAAACATCTACGATAAGGTGTTTAAACTAAAAGAAGACGCTAGTTTGGATTTATTGATGAGAGTGCAGCTAGACCTGCGCAACAGCCCAACCGTGAGAGAACGCTACGCAAGCGTAATTGGGAAGATGGGCATTCAGACACTAATAGAAGCCGAAGGCAAAGGTGTTCGTTTTGGTACAAAACTGAAAGCAAGGCCAACCGAAGAAGACCTAGCCGTGCTGAAAGTTTACATAGATACAGCACTATCAAACGGGAGAAACGGAGTAACAGGACTGACTATCCCAGATGCGATGTATATAACACGCAGAATCAAGGAAGGCGCAGATATGGTAGAGATCGAAGATTATATCCGCTACTCATTACGCAAGGCAGACGAAGCAGCCCAAGCATCAGCACAGGCAGCAGCACAACAGAATATTCAGGGGCAACAAGAAGGTATTGCTCTAAAGGCGCAAGTAGATATTCAAAATGCACAGGTAGAAGTAGAGAAGACCAACGCCATCAATGAAGGTAAGTTCTACTACGACGCTTGGTTGGAAAATATTAAGAGTGCCAATAAAATTAAAGAAACCCAAGCCACAGGCGGTACAGGAGGATTAGTCTTTCCAACAAACCCACCAGCACCAGACACTACCATTGACGGACAGCCGATAGGAGCGCAACCACCATTACAGCAACAACCAGTACAACAGCCTATGATGTAGGGACAAAAAACAATAAAAAATATTATTAGTAAATTTGTAAACACACATTCCAAGTTATTAAGTTATGACAAACGAAACAGAAGAAGTAGTAGATATCCTAGGAGCAGAAGATTTATCTGTCTATAAGGATTTCTTCCAAACAGAGGAGACGCCGGAAGAGACTCCGGCTGAGACTCCAACCGAAACACCGACAGATACACCACCGCCACCAATAGAAACAAAACCTGCTGGTTGGTTGGAAGAGTTTAATAAGTCATTTGAGACCAATTACAGAAGCGTAGACGAAGTTAAATCTATTTTTGGTGCGAATACCAAGACGGAAGAGATAGAGGCTCTGCGGTCACAAAATGACACCATAAAAGCACGAGAACAAAAGTTAATTGAAATAGTAAAGCAGATTCAAGACCCTCAATCGTTCTTTGCAGAAGAGGCCGAGTTTAAAAAGAATCTATTATTGAAATCAAATCCGTCAGTCAACAAGGACGTTGCAGGAAAGATTTTCACTGTAGATGTAGAAAACGCAAATCCACTTGATTTGATTGTGTTAGACATGCAGGTAAGCCACAAAAGACTCGTAGGCGGGGAAGCCGGAGCACGGGAGACGTTGTTGGCAGAGCTTGGTATTGACGCAGACTTTCAGTTGGAAGACCTCACCACAGCGCAGAAGAATCAGATTAACATCAGGGCGGAGAAGGCAGCACAAAATATCGTAGCGTTACGAGATAGTGTGCAGATACCTCAACCGCTTAAAGACATAGAATCTATTCTTCAGGAAATACAGCCACATCAGGCAGTAGAGTACGATATGACAAAGTGGGACGGAAAGATTGATTCTGTAATAAGTAAGGTAGATTTCATTGAAATCAAAGACGGTAACGACGTACTTTATAAAGAAGCCATTGATGACGACTATCGTAATGGGTTGAAAGACGCATTGGCAGAAGTCATCAAGGGGAAAGGCATCGACCCAACGCCTGAGAATATCAAAGGATTAGTGGAAGAAGCAAAAGACTTTTATCTAAAGGAAAACTTACCACAGATTTTAAAGAGACACAAAAACCAGATTATTGCAGAACACGATAAGGCTATTCACTCCAAGTTGCATAACGATACAGACCCCGATAAACAGACAACTGTTGTTAAGCCTGTAAGTAATAAAGCAACAGATATGTGGAAGCTGATGGGATTGGAAAAGCCAAGAGGGAAATAACAATTTAAAATTCATTAAAAATGGCAGATAATTATGTAAGAGTAGAAGGTAACTATAACAATACGTGGTTGGGCATTCACTCAGCTCAGTTAAAACCACAGTACCTTCCTGATTTGTATAGCACCTATGGTCGGGATTTCGATATCCTCGACTTCTTATGGATGCCAAGCCGCAAAGGTTTAGTTTCTACACGTTCCATGAAATTATGGGAAAAAGGGAACATCAAAGCTACCATCACGCTTAACGGAGCAATCTCAACAGGATCAGCCAATGCTGACGTAACCTTCAAAATCGCAGCAGGCGACTACGATGCTTCCGGCAACCCAACAGTACGTGTATGGCAGGTTGTTTATATTCCACAGAAGTATCAACCTTCTGGGTTTAATGTACCTGCTCCTTATCAGGTAGTGTCTCGTTCAGGTAGTGCTGGTGACTACACCTTCACTGCTCGTCCACAGGTTACTGGTTCACAGATCGCAGTAGAAGTTCCAACAGCTACCAAGCTGTCACTCGGCCCGATTCAGATGGCTCCGGGTTCAGGTGCAGTTACCGGAACAACCCAAGCCCACTTCACCCGTGAGTTTAACACCACTATTCTTCGTGAACACGTAGGTTTTGAAGGTGGCGTATTAGCACAGAAAAATTGGGAACCTGTTTACTCGGAAAACGGAGTTCAGATTGGTGTATTCAACAAAGCGTTGATTGACATGGAGTTCTTGTTAGATGACCAGTTGAATAACTACATCTTCTTGGGAACAGCCAATGATAACGCATCTTTGGTACAGACATCACAGTTTGGCGGGAGCAACAAAGTATTGTCAGGTGACGGTATTTGGAAATCGTTAGACGAACGTGGACAACAGTTGTGGTACTCAGGTTCATTTGTGAACGGAGACTACGTAACTGCTAAGAATCTTATGGAGTCTCAGGGTGCTTCTACAAAAGAAATCATCTTCGCTATGGGCAGCGCACTGTTCGACGATACCGATCAGGCTGACTTGGACTATGTAAAAGAATACTCAGGTGGTTCAGACCTGTTGCGTAACATGACCGAACTTGGATTCCAAGCACAGGTAGTTAACCGTAATGGCGTTCGCTTCCACAAAGTGAAACTGAAATCATTGAGTAATCCTTTCTCTTTGGGCAACGCAGAATACGAACTGTCTAACGCAGGGTTTATGATGCCAACAGCTAAAGCTAAAGTAAGCATTGGTTCTATGAACAACCAAGTAGCCTTGAACAACCTTGAACTGCGATTCTTGGGTGGCGACGGTGAAGATCGTACCCGTGTATTGGGAGAAATCGTTGGTATGAACGGCTTCAAACAGTATAAGCCACTGAACGCATACGACGGTATGACCGTAGATATGTTGACCGAACCTATGTTAATCTTCACCAATATTAACCAGTGCATCCAAGTTCGCAAGGAAGCATAGTAGTATAATTCTTGTCGGAGTTCTGACTAGTTCCGCTAGTTGGGCTCCGACCTTTTTTTTGTTTAAAGACACACAAATTCCAAGCATATGTTATTTAAGAATCATCAGAAAGTAAAACTATCCGAAGAGCCACTTTATCTAAAGGTAAAGGAAGAGTTTGAGGGATTCCTTAAAGGAAAGAAAAACATCGTATTCCGAACACACGACAAACCAATCATCAACCCAACAGGGTACACTGAATACGACCGCACACAAACCATCCCAACACAGATCACAAGCAAGAATGCAGAAGGAGACGACAACGACTTCTGGGTATATTGCGAGAAGCCACCAAAGATTCTTCAGAACGGAGAAAAAGAATACGACACTACACCTATTTTTATTACTAGAGAACTCACCGTAGACACGGCAGACAAAGATAAAGTCTTTTTCCTGATGTTTCTGTGCACCGCAGCAAAAAATGGTCGTATTTTCGTTGTAAATGAGCTAAAAGAAGCCGATCAGAGAGCAACAGAGATGGCTAAAAACTCACGTATTGTGTTTATGTTGATGGACGACCTGTCTCCGGTACAAGAACCAACAATGCGACGCATTGCACAGGCTTTTGGTGTAAGCAATGTGGATAAGATGACAAAAGCACAAGTTGCCTTGAGATTGAAAGATATCATCGAGATTGCAGACAAGACCTTCGATACCTTCCGTAACTCCGATGCTTTCATTAAAGCAATCGACATGGACGAGTCAACAAACACAAGAGCCCTTGTTCAGGAAGCTATTGACGCAGGGAAGATTAAATTTGACGAAGTAGAGTCAGTTTGGTACTATGCGAACGAAGAAGGCATTCGAATTAAGAAAATCATTCAGGTTGATTTGGGTGACGCAATGAGCTCTATTAAACGAACAAACGAATTGTTTAAGCATTTCACTGCAACCCCAGACCGCAAAAACGAATTACTTCGTTTATTGAAATACCAAGTAGACGAGATTGAGTTTGACAAGGTAGACTACGGAGTACTGAAAAAATGGCTACCCACAGTAGGCGAATCAGGCAAGGGAACACATGATGAGTTAATAGAAAGAGCTACTAAGTTCTACATCGAGAACAAAGACAAACGACCCATTGATGTTAGTTTATTGTTGGTAGCAGGGAAGACAGAATAAAACAAACATTGTTTTTGTATATCAAAACCCACACAAAAAAACAAGTGTGGGTTTTTTTGTTAATAAAAATAGGTTAATTTATTTTTAATCTTCACATTTTTTGTTTATATTTGTTTTGTAGAAAACATTGATAATGGCAAAATTTAAAACAACAGAATGGTTTATTGAAAAAGCCAATAAAACTCACGGAGATAAATACAATTATTCAAAAACAAAGTATATTTCGTCTAAAACAAAAGTTACCATAATATGTCCAATTCATGGTGAATTTTATCAAACTCCATCATCTCATTTAAATGGATGTGGATGTTATACTTGCGCAAGAAAATTAAATGGAAGTAAAACAAGAAGTAATACAGATACGTTTATTGAAAAATCAATAGCAATTCATGGTGATCGGTATGAATATTCTCTAGTCGAATATGAAACTTGTCTAAATGAAGTTTCTATAATTTGCAGACGTCACGGAGTATTTAAACAAAAACCAAAGATGCACTTATGGGGATGTGATTGTCCAAAGTGTGCAACAGAAATTTCATCAAATAGTAGAACGATATCAAATTTGATGTTTATAGAAAAATGTGTTGAAATACATGGGGACACATATGATTATTCTAAAACTATATTTACAAGATATTCTAACAGGATTAATATTTTGTGTAGGATACACGGAGAATATACAACATGGGCATCAAATCATATTCAGGGTTCAGGAAAATGTCCAAAATGTAATTCTGAAAAAAGGGATATAAATGTTTTTATAGAAAAGGCCGTTAAAACTCATGGGAATAAATATGACTACTCAAAGGCAGTATATGTAAACTCTTGCTCTAAGATAGAAATTATATGCCCAATTCACGGATCGTTTTGGCAAAAAGCAAATGGACACCTGAACGGAAAAGGATGCAATAAATGCAGGATTGATGATTTGGGTTTTTCAAGGTCTGCATGGATTAAAAAATGTGCGAACAAAATAGCAACATTTTATATTATTCGTTGTTTTAATGACAATGAATCTTTTTATAAATTTGGAATAACGTCTAATGGCTTAAAAAAAAGATATAAACAGAGAGTACACATGCCATACGAATATGAAATAATAAGACTAGTGATATCTACAGATAGGGAATACATATATAATTTAGAAAATAAATTTCATAGATTCAAATTAAAAGACAAGTATACTCCTAAAATTCCATTTGCTGGGTCTTCTACCGAATGCTTTTTAAATTATACCACCACGCACGATCCAAATAAATTTTATTAGAAATTTATGTATCTTTGTTGTTAAAGAATAATATGACAAAGATATGCCATTACCATTATTAATTCCAGCAGCAATCGCAGCATCACAAGCTGGCTTGGGACTATACCAAACACTTAGGTCGAGTAAACTGGCAAAAGACGCAATGGCTAGGTATGATGCAAATAGCTATACAGTGCCAAGCGGAATGACATCAGCAGTTAATTTAGCTGCAAGAAATGCACAGGGTTCTCGCTTGGCTGGACAGGATGTGATGGAGGAAAATTTAGCGGCAGGAACAGCACAATCTGTTGGAGCGGCTAAGAGAGCAGCATCAACTCCATCTCAGGTTTTAGCAGCAACAGTTCAGTCATATGCACAACAACAGGCGAATCAGAGGCAGATTGATCTTGCAGCATCCCAAGATTATGAGCGCAGGCAACAGATTTATGGTAATACTCTAATGCAACTTGCCCCATACCAAGAAAAAATGTGGCAGTATAAAACACTTTATCCTGTTCAGGCACAGCTAAACAAAGCATCAGCTATGGGTGCAGCCGGAAGCCAAAACATAGGTTCGGCGTTGCAGTCTGGAATGTCTTTATTTGCAAACCAACAATACCTTAATTCTCTTCAAGGCAATAAGACAGGAGCTAACAGAGCATTCACAAGAGCACCATCTGAAGTATTGGCAAAGATGAACACACAGGCAGCCATGCCCCCAACCCCACAGCTAAACCAAAGTGTTATGGGTTATCGTGTGCCATTGGCGCAACAACAAAACGCATGGGCGTTAAACGAAGGTTTTAATTTTGGACTACCAGAGTAATATTGCATAACACTATTTTTCAGACTCAACACAAAAAACGTTGAGTCTTTTTTTTTGTATGCTGAAAAACACATCGAATTATTTGCACTTCAAAAAACAAATATGTAGTTTTGTTGTATTATTAAAACTTTAAACTATGATTGATCACCTTAGAGAGCTAGAGTCTGAAATGGTAGATATAGAAAATAAACTAATAAATCACAGTAAAAAAATAGAGGAATTTTTCATAAAAAACGATAAAGAAATAAAAAAACTATTTCCCCAAAAAGGAAAGGTTTATCTCCTAAAAAAAGAAGCTAGAATAAAGAGACATTTCGATATGGATGGATGTATTAATTATAAAAATTCATTTGCCGTAAAGGTTGTTTCAACAAAGTTTTACAGAAAGAAAACAACAGACCAATGGAGATGGAATGCTATGCCACTAGTAGAAGGAATTTTTTTAGATAAAGAACTATCTCCCATAAGGACGGAACATGGATCAATAGAAGAAAACTGCTACGTGAGCATAGATTCCATAGGAGACGAAATATTGTTTCCAAATAAAAAAATAAATGAGAATGATAATTTATACATTATAAATGTAGAAAACACAAACTTATATAAAATTGGTGTTTCAAATGATGTAAAAAAACGGTTGATTGGCATTCAAACAGGAAATCCGTTTAAGTGTGTTATTTACAAGATATATCCATCTAAATATGCCTATAGAGCCGAGGCTTATCTACAAAATAAATTTAAAAATAAAAACACAAATGGTGAATGGTTTAGTTTAGATTATTATGATATAATGGAAATTGACACTATAATGACAATTCAAGGATTTAGTTTTTATTAAACAAAAAAACATGAACTAACTTGTATTGTATTATACGTTTAATGTTTGTAAAACCATACCCAATAAAACAGGTATGGTTTTTTTTGTATCTTTGTTTCAAATAAACAGATACTATGGCATTCGGAATAGATAACCCGCTAGGGGCAATGGGATACGCTCCAACTGTTCTTCCAGACATGACAGCAGGGATTCAGGCATTGCAGAAAACTGAAATAGCTAATCGTTTAAAAGAAATAGAGCAAGAGAAACAATGGAAGCATGACGAATACGTTCGCAACGAGAAAGCTGCGTTAGAACTTGCCATGCCTATAAAGCATGATTTTCTTAGCAAGAAGTTGGCACAGCGATTTGCAGAAGACTCTAGTAAACTGATGAGCAAGTTGGCTGACTTTTCTAGGCGCACAAATGGGAAGATAGGAAGCGAGAATTGGCCTGAAATGTTGAAAATGCAGGAAGAAAAGCAAGGGTTGATCAATCAGACCATGCGAGATAAATCGCTTCGTGATGCTTTCGGAGTGTACCAAAAAGAGGCCGCTTCTATGTATAATCAATTGAAGACACCTGAAGAAAAAGCCAAGTGGAATAAACAACAAGCAGAGCTTGATCGGAAGATGTCAGACCCAAACTACGACTTAGATGTGTCAGCCTTTTATATGGCAACACAACCGCCAACTCCACCTGTTTCTGTTTTGATTCAGAAGAGAGCCGCAGAGATACTTCCGTTAGTTCAGGGAGCCATTAAGTCAACAGCCCCCGGAATGTCGGCAGCAGACCCACAAAAAGTAAGAGAACAGGTTGGTCGTTTAATGGAAAGCGACGACTTCTTGTTTAATGAAGGAGCCAGCACTAGATGGAAGTCAAAGGACGACATGATTAATGAGATGTCGCAGATTATAGAGACCGCAATAAAACCAGACCTCACGGGCTTTAGGCCTAGAAGTGGTGGTTCCGGCGGTGGTGGGGTAGATAAAAACGCAAGAGACTACACCCCATCTCCATATGAGTATGGAAAGAACAAATACAATATGGTTCAGATTCCTTCTGACGTATCACAGGTTGATAGGAACTTCTTTATCAACAAAGCAAAGAACCTTGATACAGGAGAAACCGTTCAGTTAGACCAAAACAAAGCAAGTCTGCTTGGTGTTGACGTTGACAAGGGCGTTGTTATATTGAAAGGAACAGGCGGATTTGCCATGAAAGACGGTAAGCCTTTGTTTATTAAAGAAGGATCAATAACTCCACCTAAAATAGATGGGGAGTACAACGCAGATACAATGGCGACACTGAGCAACCCCACAAGACAGGAGACTATTTTGAAGGGGGCTTATACCGGAGATCGACCAGTTGAAGGATTTAAAAATGTATCATTGGAAGAAAACGAAGATGGGATAACGCTGAAAGGAACAGTTGTTGTAGACAAGAAACTCCCATTTACAGGCAGCAGTGAAGTTCCAATGGAAGTAAGATACACTAAGTTTAAAGACCCAAAAGCAGAAGCCGTTTTTGAAGCACCACTAAACGAAAACAAACCAGCAGTGGCTATTATGTTTCCGAAGGTAAAAGTAAGAGGCGTTCCATTGGAACAGTATGTTGACAGGGGAGCATCATCACAACAAACGCTTCCAGAGCTTTCTGTTTCTGCCTATAATAAGGCAAAGGGTAAATCCTATACAAAAAAACAAATACAAGACGCTTTTGGTTCTCAATATAAAATCGTAGAATAGTATGCAAGAAAAAGTAGATTACAATAAACTTCCAGACATTGCAGAAGTGCCATCGCAGATAGACTATTCTGCTCTTCCAGACATTGAGGAACCAATAAAAAAAAAAGAAGAGTCTGTTGTTGGTGTTGGAGAATCTGGCGTTTCACCTTCTTTGTCAAGTACGCCAGATCGTGAGTTTCTGCAAGATACGGAAGTAATTGCTCCAGAGTTACCGCAATCGAAAGAAATCCTTTCATTTCAGGCAGAACAGAAAAAAGAAGAAGTTCCAAACTTCATGGGGCTTTTAACCGAAGGATACCAAGAGCAACCTGTTGGTGTCGTCAAGTCAATATCAGAAGGACTAAGCAAGGCAGAAAGACCAATAGAGGATAAGTTTGCTTCCTATGTAGACAGGAAAAGAGCAGAACTAACAGGAGGCGTTCAGCTTCCAAATCCATTGGCGGCACAAACACCAGAACAATATAATCAGGCACTCTCGGAATACACAAGGATTCTAAGAGAAAATCCTATGGCAGAAAAAGAAGACAATAAGATAACTGCCATTCGGATGCTTATAGACAAAACAAAAGAAACAGATCGGGTTGTTAGTGATTATTCTCAAAGGACAATAGCAGGCAATTTAGGCACAGGACTAAAAAAAGGGCTAGAAGATTATGGTCGTGGGTATTTTGAACTGTTTGATCGCCTGAAGCAAAATGATGCAATAAAAGACCTTAATGTTAAGTTAGAAGCTCTTGATCGTGGAGAGAACGTATCGTTTGACGAAGGAGAAAAAATACTTGCTCAGGCATTGGTAGACAATGGCAATAAGATAAAAGAACTTGAAGAACTTAGTCCATCTGCGTTTAATATTGGAAAGATGGCAGGTGAATCACTCGGATTCACAGGAGAGTTCTTGTTGACAGGAGGCATTGGAGCAGGCGCATCAAAAGCAATAACTAAAGGATTAGTTGCAAAAGCAGCAGAGGGAGCAGCTATCTCAAGAGCAAAAAAGATGGGCGTTGGGTTGGCGGCTAAGATGGCGCAAACAGGCATTCAGGTGGGCTCTATGCCGACATTCTACAAGGGCATAGCCGAAGATGTTTCAAAAGGTAAAAATTTTGGAGAGTCGCTCTTCGAGAACTATTACAGAACATTTTCAGAAAACTTTACAGAAAGAATATTTTTAAGAAATCCTTGGGATAAAGCCACCGTTGGAGCTGTAGATAACTTCATGGGTCGGTTGGGAGTTAATATGCACACAGACAAAGGACTTGTTGGCATATTGGCATCTACCGCAGAGGAAACAGCAGAAGAGAAAATAGGTGAGCTGATGACAGCACCACTAGACTACAATAACTTTGACAAATTTTGGAATGACTATTGGAACGTAAAAAAGAACGCAGAGCTTATTGGCTCTATTGCCGTGATGACTGCGCCTGCCGGATTGGTAAGTTATGGAGTCAAGAAGTACGATGACGTTCAGTTAAACAGAATAGGAAAACTCTTACCTTCAGGCATAAGAAGTGAGATAGATCAGGTATTAGACGATCAGAAGCTAACCCTAAAAGCACAATACGACTTAGTTGGTCGCATTGTGGAAGACCACGCCAAAGACAGAACACTAGGAGATAGGCCAGCCGAAGCAGCAGGAAACATTATTCGTTATGTAGAAAAGAAAACAAAATCCAATGTTGTTAGTGCTGTTGAAGATAGAGCGCAGACACCCACAGTCGGCACTATGGAAGAAGTATCCACCGAAGATCAGGCCAAGGTAGACTATTTAGACTCGAAGGGGGTTAAGATACCAGACGGATCAACAATGGCTGTTGTCAGCGACCTGTACGAAAAAGAAAAACAAAAAGAACCAAGTGTTGTTGACGAACAAAAACAAAAAGAAGAGGTTGTTTCTGTTGCTGCCGAACAGGGAAGCAAGACCGAGCCAAAAGAGGAAGCAATTAAGCCCATAGAGGCTATTTCTGAGCCAGTAGAGCCACCATCTCCGCAAAAAGAACCAATCGTATCACCTGAACAAAAAGAAGTCTTAAAACAAACAAAACAAGATGTTGTTGTTGGTGGGGTGGATGGAGAACAGGTAGATATTTTAAATACAGATACAGACTCTTTGGAGAAAATACAGTCAGATATAGAGGCCAGCAATGTAGATTTAGATAAAAAACTATTTAGGGACATAGACAGGGAGTTGGAGAAAAGAGAATGGCATAGCGTAATATTGTCACCGTTAAGTGAAATAAAAAATATCATACAGTCTCTTAAAAAGAAAAACAAAGAAAAACCAAATGGTTTTGGTTCTTATATAGAGAACCGTGATGCCAATGAAGTTCTTGAGGTTGTTGAAAGATATTCCAAAAATGTCTCTATTGAAGAGGCCAAGTCTGATTTTAAAAAATCATTTTTTGGTAATCCTAGCACTTGGTATGCTGATGGATTAATGCTTAGGGAGGCAGCAAGAGTTTATATAGAAAACGGAGGAACGTTCAAGGAGTTACTTAGAGGGATTCAAAAAGAATTTGAGTCAGATGGTTTTTCTGAGTCAGACGCAGCATCTTTTGTTAAAAGAAAATTAGATGAGATTTCAAGAGTAAATTTAACAGAACAACAGCGAAAACAGCAGCCATCTACAATCAAACAAAACATTCCCTTACAGGAACAGATAATAGAAGTTAAACAAGTAAAACAACAAGAAAATGGCAAAGAAACCAGCGATGAAGCCCAAGGGCGGAAAGAAGGGCGGAAAGAAAAGCTGCTAAAAAAGAACGAAGAGGCAGACGCTTTATTATCGGAAGGGCTATCTGACATAGCAGACCTTCTGGGGACAAAACTTTCTCTTACAGGCGAACAGAGAGTAAAAGTAAAAGATGCTGTAAGGAAGGTTGCACGAGGATTGATCCTGAAAGGAGAAGTAAAAGCCGAACAGCTTGCAATGGCTATTAAGGATTACTTCTCCAAAGCAGGACATGACATTTCTGATGAGTTGATTAATGAAACACTAGAAGAAGAAGGTTATGCCGAAGGAATTAGAACGACAGCTTCTCAAGCAGGCCAACAAGCACAAGGGGTGGTCAAAGGAGAGAAAGGACGCATTCGTTTGGGGGACGATGCGAAAGACAGGGTGGAAGCCCCAAAGAGAAAAAGAGTAAGCGAGTTAGGCGATAACGAAGCGAAAGACTCTAGGCTGGGAATAAGATGGGCTTGGGGTAAAAAATACTCAGAAGAAGCACAGGCGAAGTTCAGGGAGCAAGGATTGTACTCTTATAAACCAGAAAGTCATTCTGAGGTTGAAGCAGCAGCACGATCTATCGTTGACAACAACTCAGAGGAAGATGCTCTACGCACAATGCGTGACAACAACGTATCAAGACGAATAAGAACAGCCATTGGCATTCTATTGATTGACAAGATGGATGCACGAGTAAACGAACTTAAATCTAAAGGCAAAGACAAAGAAGCTAACGATGTGGTATCTGACATTAAAGACACCATGAAGTTCATTCAGGATGAATTTGCAACAGAAGCAGGTCGAGATGAATCTTTCTTTGGAAGTAACATGGTTATGACAAGACTAGGTGGATATACACTTGCAAGAATGGCTCAACTCGGAATGGACGCATCAAGAACTAACGAGATGGAGAAAAAACGGTTTAAGCGAGTTGAGAACCTAGCCAAAGAAGAATTGGGCAAGGCTCGCAAGGAAGCCGTAGATGCAACGATAAAGAAAGTAGTTCCGCCTAAACAAAAAAACGTAGACACTAAGATTCAAGAGATACGCAAGAAACGATCTTCTCTCATTGATCAGTGGAAGAAAGCAAGAGAAAGCGGAGAAAACACATATTCTGTCATTATCCCCGGATTAACGCAGGTTGACATTGAATACGGAGGACGTATTGCTGCCACATACATAGAAGAGGGAATATATCAAACAGACAAACTAATTAAGAAACTTAAAAAAGTATTTGATCAGGTTGGCGTAGAAGTTAAGGACAGTGATCTTAAAAAACTTATACCAGAAACATACAACGGAGTTCCTTTTTCTCAGTATCAGGAAGAAAGAGAATTAGGAGAAGCTGCCGACATGTTAGCACAAAGGATATTTGGTGATGTTATCGACAAGAAAGCACCAGCCAAAGACCCAATAAAAATAATGGTTGACACTTTGTTTGCTAAATTCAGGGAGACACAACTAGATAGGAAGAAGACAGAGAAGATGTCGGATATAGAAAAACTATCTTTGGCAATAAAAGAAAGCAGAGAATATAAAAAGGCATGGACTGAGGCAAAAGACTATGCTATAAGCAAAATACAAGAAGATAAGAATCTGTCCGATGAAGGCAAGGCTACGGCTATTGAAAGAGTAGAGAAAGCCTATAAAAATGCTACTGAGTTAGTGTTCTCTGATAAACTGATAAAAGACCTCGTTCGCAAAGAGATATCAGAACGAGACATGGACGTTGCAGAGATAGTTAGAGACCACTATGACCGTAGGGGAGCTATAAAAGAAGACCTGAAGAAGTCACTCATAGAAAAAGCGGGTCTTACAGATAGTGAAGCAAAAATACTTTCTAATGCTGTTGACAGCACTTTTGAAACCCTGTTAGCAGATAGAGTATCGAAGGTTGTTAAGAAGTTTACAGAGAAAGGCAAAAGAGCAGCTACCGCAAAACAATTAAAAGGAGCTGATCAGGTTTTATATTTCACTAGGATTGGGGCTTTCGATAATGCTGAGTTTAGAGAAGCATTTGCCGACATGTGGGGGATACCAAAGCTCACGGAAGAAGATGTGGATTACATCATTGACAAACACAAGAAGATTCAGCGCATTAAAGGAGAAGCAATGCGATATGAGGAAAAGCAAAAATTACTTGCTTATATCGCAAATCTTCAGGGCATGGATTGGAATGAACTCATAGATGGTATATGGTACGCCAATGTCTTATCGGGCTCTGGTACGCAGCTAAAGAACCTTCTCGATGCTAATACAGCAGCATTAGTGGAACCAATGATTATTGCAGGAACAAGTCCATTCAAGAGAGCAAGACTTCGCAATGCAATAGGAAGAGCCGTAACAGGAAGAGCATGGTCTAACCTTAAATACACTCTTGAAACAGGAAACCATCCTTTTGATTTTGGGCAAGAGACACCAAAGTTATCAAAACGTGTCTTGGAAACAAAAGACCCACTTGTTAAAAACAAGTTACAGTGGGGTGCAATAAAAGCACTGTCGAGATATCAAAACATATTTTTTGATATTATGATGGCGAATGATGCTTTTGCAGGAACTCTTGCGTATGAATCAATGATTGATGTTCTTATCACCGATGCAGCCTATTCAAAAGCACGTAAAGAAGCCGGACGCAGGCTAACAAAGAAAGAGAAAGAAGCACTGAATCGAAAGATTGACGAACTGCTTCGTATTACGCCTGAAGATCAAGAGATCATTAAAAAAACAGTAGATCAAGAATCAGAAGACTATAAGAAGATTCAGGCAGAAGAAGGCAAGAATCAGACAGGCTATTCAGAGAGACAGCGCATCCAACGCACATTCGAGTTAATGGACGAGATGCGTCCTGTTGATATGGTAGAAGATGCAAGACGTATTTCCCTAGAGGCAGTTGGTAATATAAACCCATACGGAACATTGGGATGGGTCATGGGAGTCGTTACAAATGTTGCCAACAACTTTGGAGCCACATTCAGCAAGCCTGTGATTGTCAAGTCTGGCAATAAATTTGTCTTGTCAACACACCCCACAGATAAGATAACCATAAAACCACTACAAAAGGTTGTTCCGTTTACACGAATCATCACCAACATTGCAACTAGGAACTTAAATTGGAATCCTATAATTGCAGGAATACGAGCCACAACAGGTAAATACGGAACGTTTGTTCTAAACAAAAAAGGAGCCAGTGGAAAGTTCATTCGTGAGATGTCAGCAGAAGAAAGAAAAATCATTGTTCGCAAGATATTCTACACGGCAGCTATCGCTTCATTAGCCTATGCGCTCACAGGTGGTGACGACCCTGAAAACGGACTTATCCGCATAACAGGGAACGGAACAGGAGATTTCGAAAAGAATAAGCAACTACGTCAGGCAGGATGGAAACCTTGGAGTATCCAGATAGGAGACTTCTCAATCAGCTATCAATACATCTATCCTCTGAACATGATCTTATCTCCGATAGGATGGGCGAGAGATCAGCAGTTATATAATGACTCGGAAGACTCATTTGCCTACTTATATGGCAACGGAGTATTATTCAGTATTGGTCAGGTCTTGTTCTCAACTCCTATGTCTGGTATTTCTTCAGCATTTGACACTATGGGGTCATTGGTGTTTGAAGGGGTAGATTCTTTTACAGACAAACTAGCAAAAATGACATCTATGATTGGTGGTGGATTTGTATCTCCAAGAGTATTTGACGACATAGATAAGTTATTTGGTATTGTTTCAGACAGAGCAGATATAGAGGGGGTGACGCTGTCAGAGAAGTTTGCAGATAGAGTTCCTTTTGTCGGACGCAATTTTGCAGGTAAAGTAGAAGCAATTGATTTGTTTGGGGACAATATTCCATTGCAGAGCCCTGCTGACGCTGTTATTAGCACCAAGGTAAGGGGTAAGAACGCAGAGCTTACAAAGTGGATGGTAGAAGATATTGGCTACTTCAGACCACAACCATCATTTAAAGAAACAACTTTTATTGTTATGGAGAAAGATGGTAGCATAAACAAAAAAAGGAAACTTGTAGAAGGGAATGACGAAGAAGGTGCATTCTGGACAGAATATAATAAGAAGGTAGGCTCTATCTTCAAGGAAAAAGCAATGGCAATCAAAACCCTTGACAAAGATAAAGAACAAACAAAAGAAATGTTGAAGGACGCATGGGAAGACTCACGCAAGTTAGCCATCGCTGAAATGTACCTTATATCAACAGGAAATCCATTAGAGTCTACACAAATAGAATAACCCAAACACCCAACCATTTGTTAACCACAGCCAAAAAACGGCTGTGGTTTTTTTTATTATCTTTGCACTATAACGTAAAAAACACAGAGAGATGAGTATCACATTCACAGACAATACTTCGGCTATTTTGGTTGGGTATCACAATGACAAAGGAGCCCCTCATGTCGAAACACTAACTATTCCTGCTACGGGAGAGTATGGGAAACACACTATTACCATACCTGCAACAGCCGCAGCAACACAAGCTGACCATATCGTTATCTATAGCGCATCAGCACAAAAAACTGCTGCTGTTTGGTTGGACATTGATGCAGCAGGAACAGCCCCAACTGGTGTCGTGTACACAAATACCGATTACCAGATAGAGACCAACATCGTAACCGGAGGAACAGCTATTCAGAACGCTGCATTGGTTAAGACGGCTATTGATGCAGAAGCTGGAATGACCGACATAACCGTTACTGATAATGGAGACGGAACGCTAACAATAGACCAAGATATTGTTGGTTGGGCAGGAGACTTTTTAGGATTCAATGCAGACGACTCAGGCGCAGGGAGTATCTCATCTGTAACTGACGTAGAGGGATTGGCGGGCATCACCCAAGGGGACTACGTAGTAATAGAAAATGCCTACGGCATCCCAATGGGTTTGTGGTTTGACGTAGATGCAGACGGCACAACACCTTCTGGAGCAGCTTTCATTACAGCCGCAGGAGATGGCGTAACACAGATGATAAGCATTGCAACAGGCGATACAAACGTTGAAAACGCAGCCAATGTTGTTGCTGTGTTGGATGCACTGTCTTGGGCAAATTCAATCCAGATTCTGGACAACGAAGATGGAACAATAAAACTCACACATGTTATTGGCGGTACTGTGGCAGCCCCAGACCCACACAATACAGACGACACAGGGCTTGGTTCTATCACGGCAACAGTTAGCTCCACCGGAGCAGCAACGAAGCTTGTACGGCAGGATTCATATGCAAAAGGGGCATTCTCCATCGTAGCTGACACAAACAGAAACGTTATTGTTTTTAATCAGGGAGCAACAAACTCAACTGGATATAAGGGCAAAGAGTCAACTGAGTTTAAGTATGCCGACATTGCAGCCCCAGCAAGTACAGGATTATTCGATCTAAAGGCGCAATTAGATACCATGAATACCCCCGGCTACTCATTAGCATTAGCTGATATCGTAGTTGGGGAAGCAGCTAAGGTTGGTGAATATACGGGGACTAACGATACGTTTACCACCACAAGTGCATTTTTGGCTGATTCAGAGTCAGTAGTTTATAATCAGGTTGTTCTTACTCGTGGCGTAGACTATACTGCAACCCCATCAACGGGAACTATTGTGTTTGGATTTAACCCAGACCCAACGGTGAACGCACCAGACCCAACTCCATTAACTTTCAACTATATTAAATCATAGAGAAGATGAAGACACTTTGGAATATATATACAAAAGTACTTATTGGTGTCCTTTTAGCGGTGCTAATTGGAGCAGGCGGTGTCAACTACTACACGAAGACACAATCAGACGCTAAGTACTACGCAAAGACACAAGCAGACACTACGTTTGTTAAAGTAGCAGATGGTTGGCAATTAAGAGATAGTATTTACTTTAAAGAAGAAATAGATTCATTAAACAACCAACTTTCTAGGGGTAGATTTGAACGGTCAATTCAAAGCCTAACAGGGCTAAATATTATTACTCCAGTTGCTGCGTGGTCAACGCTGACTGGGACTATTGCTCTTTCTGATGGCTTTTGTTATTACCACTTATATGAGGTGACCGATACAATACAAGTCAGCGCATTTCAGTATATGGTTGGAACATCTGGGGTATATACACCCGATAATTATAATGGCATTGCATTATTTTCATATAATAAAAACACTAAAACCTATACAAAAATCATAGAAACGGCCAACGATGGAGCAATGTGGAGTCAGACAGCTAGTGGTCTGTACACTAAAACATTTACTCCGCAGACTTTATCTCCTGGATTTTATGCAGTCGCTATGATTTATAATTCTAGTGCGCAAACAACAGCACCTTCATTGTATCAGTATGGGACTATAAATTCACTAGCTGCAAATATTTATGGTCATTATTTGGGTGGTTATAAAAATAACCAAACCGCCATACCATCTTCTGAAACCTATTCAAACATGACTGCTGGAGCATCATTCTCCGGGGCAATAATTTTAAAATAATGAAAAATATACTATTTACCGTATTATTATTGGTTTCATTAGAAAGTCATGCCACTAAGTACTATATATCGGCAACAGGAAGCGATGCAAACAGTGGATTAACATCATTGCTACCAAAGCAAACGATAACGGCAGTTAATGCTCTTACATTAACTGCCGGAGATACAGTTGCATTTAAAAAAGGTGATGGATGGTATGGGACGCTGATTGCTGCTTATTCTGGCTCGGTTGGTAGCCCAATTGTTTACACTACATACGGAACTGGCGCAACTCCAACAATAACGGGATTTACCACTATAACGTCAGGGTGGACAAATGAAGGTGGGGGGATTTATTCGAAAGTCATCACCGCTGAATCCCAAACAAACATGGTAACGATTGATGGTGTTCAATATGGTATGGGGCGTTACCCAAATTCAACATTTTTAACTTATGAATCGGCTTCTGGATATGTATCAATAACAGACAATGAATTAACAGGAACACCAAACTGGACTGGAGCCGAGGCTGTCATATATAAAAATGATTATCGGATAGAAAGGGATTTAATAACTAACCATACCACAAACACTCTTACCTATACGATTGTCAGTGGTTCCAACATGAGTGCTTCCGCACCCAACAAATACTTTATTCAAAATGATCTAAAAACTTTAGATCAGTACGGGGAATGGTATCATGACTATGCTGGAACGGGTAAATTTTATATGTACTTTGGCGTAGTTGACCCAACCTCCAAGACCGTAAAAGTATCAACCCTGAATAACTTAATAAAGGTAAATTCAGCAAAAACTTATATCACCATTGACGGTCTGTCTTTAACGGGTTCAATAAAACAAGCTATTTTAGCAGATTCTAATTGCCACAACGTAACTGTTCAAAATAGTTCCATTTCCTTTGCCGGTTCAGATGGGGCCTACATTGATGGTCAGTACGCAACAATCAATAACTCAACGTTCAATTATTGCAATCGAATTAGCATAATGACAGTTGGTGTAAATGCAACTATAAGCAATAACACTATTTTAAACAACTCAATAATTATCGGGCAGGGTAATTATGGTTGGAGTGGTACGTCTGCCATTGTTGCTGCAAGAGACAATGCCACAGTAATCGGTAATAATATCCAGAATACAGGGACAAACGGGATATTTGTTTCATCTGATGTATTAACAGGACTGGTTAAGAATAATTATATTTACAATACTTGTGTTTGGAATGATGATCACGGTTCAATTTACTGTTATGGCCTTCGTTCTGCCTTTGTAATTGAAAGCAATGTTATTGATACATCAGATGGTAGCGGTATTTATCTTGATGCTACTAGCTCAAATATTGAAGTAAAGAATAATTTGGTTGCTTCGTGTGCCGTGAATGGGATATTTATTCACCGTTCTCACGATATAATTGTAACAGGTAACACTGTTTTTGATTGTGGGTTAACTCAATTGATGTTGCAGAACTACATCAATGAGGACTTAATGTATAACATTACAGCAACCAATAATATTTTCGTTGCAAAATCAGCGAGCCAAAAAACACTGTGGTATCAGACCATATATACAGGATATGCCTCAAGATGGAATACATTCTCCTTTTCAGGCAATATCTATGCAAGACCAATAAGTGACGCTACCACAATTTATGCTATGGCTTTGGGTATAGGGGGAAATAAAACATTAGCAGAGTGGAAGACGCTTTCTGGTACAGATACAGATGCAGTCGGCTCTCCTGTCTCTATTGTATCAGAAAGCGATGCTCAGTTCATGTATAACGAAACAGCATCCCCAAAAAATACAGCTTTGAGTTGGCCTGCCGTAGATATGGAAGGAGTTAAGAAAGTGGGGATTGTTGCTATTCCTGCCTATTCTAGCTATATATTCTTAAAAGACCCAAATCCTGCTCCTGCACCATCTCAGGGGGTAAAAAGACCGGGGATGTCAGGGGGGAAAGCGGGCATGGTTGGTAATAGACCCGGCTTGATATAATACAGATATGGCAAGAAGGAAGTCAGATATTGGTGTTTTTCAGGAAGAGCTACCATCGGGGAAGATAACAACATCCACGATGCGTATAATGTCATTTATAGCCCTTATAAGCGCATTTCTCTACGCAGGGGGGTCTTACCTATCCTACGAATCACACTTCGATAAATTCGTTCTAATGCGTACAAATAACGTTATCTCAGAACAGAGTTTTAATGTTTTGGTTGGAGAACTAAAGATGTTTGAAGAGTGGGTGCTATTAATCTTATTGGCAGCAGCATTTGCGCCAAAAGCATTTCAGAAAGTGATTGAGATGCGAGCAGGAGTTAAATCAGATAAACAAGAACAATAATCTCTTAAAGGCTTGAAAGCTATTATGGAAGATATAAAATTAATTGCAGAAGAACTAAGGGAGCTCATACAAGACGCAAAACACTCGGTAGCCGAGGCAAACATGGCAGCCGTAAGATTAAACAAAACAATAAAAACCCTTTGGGTTGTTGCAGGAATATGTATTATTCCATTCCTGTATTCATTTGTAGACATACACGTAAGGACATCTAATCTAGAGGGAACATTAGCTAACAAGTATATGCCTAAAGACGAGATATATCGTATCTTTGTTCAAAAGGTAGATGCCCTAGCCGTACACATGATGGAGGACTCGTGGAAGCGCACACAGTTGTACGAGATCACCCACGATGAGAAGTACAAGACCGACCTTCAATCCCAACAATTAATAAAAGCCTTTTTTGAGGAAGAACACCGAGGCAGCACGGAGTAACCCAACTCTCACTATATATTCACCAAGGGGCAGCTACGGCTGCTCTTTTTGTGTTTTATAACACACAAAAAAACTTGCATTGTTTTGTTTTATTTTGTAGTTTTGTTGTCATAACGGTTGGTGTTTGTGCAGTTGTGGACTAGAAACCACTGCACTTTCAAAATAGTAATAACTTAATAAACAGTAATACAGATGAATACACCACAAAACCCACAATTGCATAAACATATTGTTATGCGCAGACTTTCTGATTTCAGATTCAGATTTTGGAATGAAAAGAGAAATAAAATGTCTGGAGTATGGACATATAAAGGCAGCCCATTTTTAGGAAAGGGATATGTAATGGAATGGGTAGGGATGGACGATATTGAAGATACAATGGTATTTGAAGGCGATATTTTTAAAAATGTAGATACTGGAGAATATTGTGTTGTTAGAAAATTTAATGGTAAATTTATTACCGACTATGGCAGTACAGAGCATTATGGAAAATGGAATCATAAACGATTTGATGTTGCTCATACGATTGGAAATTTACACTTAGTCTGTGGAAATATTTTTCAAAACGCAAATCTAGTGTCCGACTTGGTATTTGTCGATGATGCGGATTAGTTTGCGCATAACGCCTGACGGTATGAAATCGGCTGGGACTGCGAAGTACTGACTTATCAAAATGCCACAACATTTGAAACGTAATGATACGCTCGAATAACCACGGATGCCCAACTGTTTTATACCGTTGGTTAGCCGTTCGGTTTTATTTTAGTAAATAACATTAAATCAAAATAATATGAAACAAGTATGCCAAACAGATTTAAGCGAAATGTACCGATTAATGATATATTTTGCTCATTCGACATTATGTATCTATTCTAAAACGATTAATTGTAAACAAAGTATGTCAATTAATGACTTTAGAAATAGTAACGAAGCCATTTGTAAACGTGTTTTTGATGAAGCTAAAAGCATATTCAATTATGAATTAAGCTACGAACAAATGAGTAGAGCTATTCATGTTTATTTTATAACTCAGTTTAACCCTTCATCTGTTTTAGAAACCGAAACTTTCGAGGTTGAACGTTTAAACTGACGGCTAACGGTATCTGTATAAATTTCAGGTTGGGATTAAAGTGTGATGCCATGTCAACCTGCACAAAACGACATAAGTAACACAACTGTTTCAAGTTGCTAACAAAGCCCCAACTTGAATTTATACAGGGTTATAGGGTGTTTTATTTAATATATATGACTGTCGAACAATTAATTAAAAAATTACAAAAAATGCCGAAAAAGGCAATTGTAGCATTTAAAGACCACGACCAGCATGAATCAGAACTTAATAGTTTTATTGAAAATGTTTATATAACCGATTTCAAAAAAATACAGCCTAATATGTGGGGATTAGATGAAGAAGTAGTTGTGCTGTCTTCTTAAATACCCTATAACGGTTTGCAAGTAGGCGATGGTGCTTACTATAAATTAAAATATTAACCGAGAATGTTTCAGCACTATTGCCTACTTGCTGTTAGTGGCTGGGCTTTTCACAAATTGAAACAAAATGGACAAAATATTGATATGTGTATTATTGCAAATCGTTCTTTTCATACCATTCTATCTGATTTGGAGGAATGATTGTAAAACGATAGGAAAAGACAATTTAGCTGTTAGTTTACAAGAAAGATTTTTGTACTGGCTTATATTTTGTCCAATTTGGTTAGTCGGTATCGCTTCTTAGCCTTGCCACTAACAATTTAATATACGCAATGACACCAATGAATAGATACAATGAAATCAATAACTTATACCATTGAAATTCGTTGGATTATTTTAGGATTTGAACATTATGGGTTTGGTTCAGATAAACATCTTTATAATTTAAGAACAAACAGAAAATTAAAACAATCTTATAATTCTGGCAGTATTGGATATTGGTTTGGCAAACAGTTTGTTTCAACAACAAAACTAAAAACATTAATTAGAAAACCAAAAATAGAATACTGTCCATTTTAATATTAGGAGGCAATAGCCTCCTTTTTTATGTCCATGCGTCTCGTATTTACTCCAAAAATAAACCACAATAAAAAATTGTATCTTTGTTTTATTATTAATAATAAGACAAGATATGGCTTTAACAATATTGTTCACAGCAACCAGATCAGCAGATTTCAGATCAGTTGCAATTCAGGATAACGGCACGGCTTGGGGCGTTGGTGGAGAGATGGGCACAGGTAGTGTCACCGCAATATCACTTTATTTTTTTGGTACAGACAAGGTAACACCCTTAAAAGTAGTGGCATTTACTCCACAAGAGAAAACTGATTTCCTTGCAGGCAATACAGTGACCATTCAAATGTCAGATACACGCTTATACTATCCCGCCAACTATCTTCCAGATAACTTCTATACCCTACAGCTACACGTAGATGGTGGGTCTGTCGTAGAAACACAAACAGCAATAGACTCTTATTTTTATATTAAGAAGATAATCATGGAGAGTTTGTCTAACGTATCTGTCCCACTAGAAACGTTCTATCAAGCTAACCGTAGCGCAACAGGAGACCTTGCTGCTATAACTCAACTAGACTACCTTAGTTCTGTTATAAGTATTCCAAGAGAAAATAAGTGGAGGAAGATATACGACTTTTTAGCAAATAATTATGCCAACAAGCTATGATATAACACAGGCTATTAGCCTAGGAAAAACAATAGCTGATTACTTAACATCAGCAATGATTGATAAGTATGCGGTAGGTGACACTAAACAGGCAGACGAACACGCACGTAACGCCTGTTTTATCCGTTCACAGGTAGCTGTATTGGAGTTCTATCAGCTTAACGGTGCAGACACAGAACTCACAGCAGACCAACTAAGCGCTGTTATTTATAACATACACGAATACGACTATGCTCAGTTGTTGGATATTGAAGATTTTGCTGTGCAGGTTGGTTCCGAATCAGATGCACTTGGGGCAGGAGAAGCCGTTGTTGTACTTAAATCAGGGGCTATCATACCTACTGCACAGAGCTACACGTGGTTGGTTATTGACGATGGAGACGATACATTCCAAGTTCCATTTGAGGTATCACAGGTAGATACGGATAGTATTACTCTTACGCTGAATGATGCAGACCCAATCTTCGATGACAGTTATACGATAGTTGGAACAACACTTACATGGACAGGAGAATACCCATTGTCTGCCGGATGGAAGTTTGAAATTAAATGGTGGGGTCAGCCCTACGCAATGCCTAGCTAGATATGATGGAGATAAGACAAATTAAACAGTTCCTAAAGATAGATGGTTCTTTTCGTAGTCCACTTATTACAGAAGACGGCAAGATACTAAAATGGAACAACACAGCAGGGGTGTTTGATTATGTGGATGACATCTATGTTGAGTCATTTCAAAGAGAGACGGCAACAAATAGGCTTCAAGCAAACCTGTCAGACGGAACAACTATATTTTTATCTCTAGGCGCATTAGCTTGGGAAGACACAGTAGATTTCCCTGTAACATCTGTATTTGGAAGAGTAGGCGATGTAGTAGCAGAAACAGGAGACTACTCAGCCGATCAGGTAACTAACGCTTTCGACAAGACAGCAGACGACCTCGATGACATTACCGAAGGAACAACCAACAAGCACTTCACTGCTACCGATAAGACCAATCTTGATCTAAACACAGCAGCACGTCATACACACTCAAATAAGGCAGTTTTAGACCTTATAACAGACGCAGGTAGTGGGCAGGTAATAACAGACTATGAGAGGTCGTTGATCTATTCACACGCAGGAAATGATGCTGAATTCGTGCGTGACACCACTGCTGACTTCATTCAAGATGGAACAGGTATTACGTGGGTACATGATGACCCCAATGACACACTAACACCAACAGTTAGTTTAACTCCTTTTACCACCGATAACCTAGCTGAAGGTTCTATCAACGAATACTATACAGACGCAAAAGTAAGAGCAGCTATTTCTGTTGTTGAGATGGCGAGTGGTATTGATTCGCTAGTGTACGATGAGCCAAGCGGGACACTCTACCACGACCCTGTAACTGTCTCAGATGTTAGGGCAGCTATATCGGCTACCTATCCTGTACAGTACGCTCCGGCAAGTGGCGTTATATCAATAGATACTTCTTATTTTAGTGGGTTGACTTCTATTCCTGAAATAGTAAGTGTTTCACAGGCGTTACATGGATTAGCTGAATTAGACGCTATTCGTTTAGACCCTGTAACAGAACTGTGGGTTAAGGCACAGGCAGACGAACCGGCTAACGCAGGAACATTAGGTGTTGTTGTTGATGTTACATCCCCCAACACATTCACCTATCAATATGCAGGTATTTTGAGCATTAACCCCAACCCATACTCCAACGGAGTACCTTATTTCTTATCGGTTGATACAGCAGGGTTAATAGAAGAAGAACCAACCTATGCGTTGGGTAATGTTCGTCAGTACATAGGAACAGGCGTACCAGAAGGGTTGTTGTTGGAGATAGACCTAGGACACGAGATTACCGCATTTGAACTACCTGATTATCCTTCAGGCACAGTAACAAGTGTAACAGCAGGTGATGGGATGGACTTCTCGGAAATTACATCTACTGGACAAGTTATTCTAGGGACACCATCTAGCATATCCAAAACAACAACTAATGCCAGAACAGCAACAAGCCACACACACGCAATGGAAGATTCAGGTGCAGTGGCAGGAACCTATACCAATGCAACAATAACAGTAAACGCTAAGGGTTTAGTTGAGAGTGCTACTAATGGCACTCCAATGTCAAATACGGTATCCACAGACCATTCGGTTGATGGGAATGGAAGCGTTGGTGATCCAATTCAATTAGTAGGAGACGTGGCTGCACCAGACCCACTTAGTTACTACGGAACTGATGTTTTTGGTGCAAGGGGGTTTCATCCGATAGAGGTTCACCCACACGTTCCAGTGACAATTGATTCTGGTTCTGCTGATAATGCAAGTATTGATGAAAATCAGGTGCTAACCATATACGACCCATCTGGAGTAGTGGCGAACATAGAACATGGTGCTTTATATAATTGGTACGCTGTAACAGATAGTAGAAACATTGCCAATACGGGTTGGCACGTACCAACAGTATCAGAAATACAAACTCTTGTTTCATATCTTGGAGGCGATTCAGTCGCAGGAGGTAAGCTCAAGGAAACTGGCACTGCATATTGGGAGTCTCCCAATACAGGAGCAGATAATTCAAGTGGGTTTAACGCCAGAGGCAGTGGGGGGAGGTCTTATTCTGGAAGTTTTTTTGACTTAAAATATGTTGGCTATTTTTGGGGGACTAATACTGTATTATTAGGAAATCCTTTAGGTATCGCCATGTTGTACAATTCTTCTGAAATTAATTACACATGGACTTATGCGTCTCCTAACAGCTTAAAAGATGGCACATCTGTACGTCTTGTCGCAGATTCCGGTTCTCCCACATCATATATAGGTAATGACGGAAAGGTGTATCGAACCGTAACTATTGGAACTCAAACTTGGGTGGCAGATAACTTAAATGAAACGAAATATCGGGATGGCTCGACAATACCAATAGTCTCCGATAATTCAGCATGGTCAGCACTGACGACGGGTGCAATGTGTTATTACGACAATGATGAGTCAAATGGAGGTAGCGGCAAGATAGTCGAAACCATTAAACAGCACAATCTACTTCAGGGGTTAAATAAAGGTGACTATCAGCATTTAACAGCATCACAAGTAGCATCCTTACATACCCCAAATACTGACACTGGAACAACCTCCAATACTTTTGCCGTTGACAGTGATAGCACAACAGGGAAAATAATCATTGATGTTGCTTTAGGTGCAGCAGACAAAAGCCTTACAATTACCAATGCAGCTTTAACTGATAATCGTACAGCTACTTTTCCAGATAAAGATGGAACGGTTGCAATGACTGATGATCTTGCTCTGATAGACCATATTTCCTTTGATTTTAATGATGTAACAGCAGGAACAGCACAAACATACACTCTTGATATTAAGGCTGTGTTCGGTTACACTATTGAATCTGCTATATTAGAAACAGATAATGGTACTTTAACAGGAGTTGCTGTTAAAATTGGTTCAACAGCAGTAACTTCATTAAGCAGCCTTACCGTTGACACATCTGTCGATGAAACATCAAGCACGGGGGCTAATACAGTCGTTCTTGGTGACAGGGTTTCTATTGTTACAAGCACTGGATACACTGGGAGCCCAACTGTATTAAGAGGTAAATTAAAAATAAAAAGGACTGTATAATGTATATATTATATCACAAGAAGCCCAATCTATTCACACCAATCAAATACGGATTGTTGTATAATTGGTATGCAGCCACAGAACCACAAACTGTAGAATATGGGTATTTATATAATTGGTATGCTGCTACTGATAGTAAAAACATTGCAAGCAGTGGATGGCATGTCCCGTCTTCAACCGAATGGTTTGTGTTATATTCTTATTTGGGAGGAAGCTCTGTTGCCGGAGGTAAATTAAAGGGAGTGGGGACAACATATTGGTTTAGCCCTAACACAGGAGCAACTAACGAAGTTGGATTTAATGGCAAGGGGGCTGGATTGAGAAGCGGAATAAGTGGAAGTAGTGCTGCCATAAAAGAACAGTCTTGGTTTTGGACAAATGAAAGTTCAGGAACACAGGCAAAAGCAAGTTACTTAACTTACAACGCAAGTAATTTATATACATCTGTGTCTGAAGACAAAGACATGGGATATTCTGTTCGCTTAATAAAAGACTCAACCACCCTCACCCACGGACAAACAGGAACCTACGTTGGTAACGACAATCGCATATACCAAACTGTTTGTATTGGCACACAGGAATGGCTTTCTGAAAACCTAATGGAAACCAAATACCGCAATGGTGATGCTATTCCAGAAGTAAGAGACAACACCGCTTGGGCTGCTTTAACGACTGGTGCAAGATGTAGTTATAATAATACTATTACAAACACAGGAACAGGAAGCCGATTAACAAGTTCTGATGATTGGGTTGTTTTGACTAAAACACAGTACGATACACTAATAATATATCTAGGAGGAAGCACTGTTGCGGGAGGACACATGAAGGAAACAGGATTGGTATATTGGAACTCTCAATCTGCCGGATGCGATAATTCTTCTCAGCTTAACGTACGTGGAAGCGGTATAAGACAAGGTACAAATGGAATATTCCAATCCATAAACGAAAGTACTTTATTAATGACTGCAACGGATGCAGGATCATATCTATATGCTGTAAACATAGTTCGCAATCTTGATTCAGCACTATCAAATGATCTAAGATTTAAAACTGACGGACTGCCTATAAGACTTATTTATACAGGGGCAGGAACGCCAACATCATATACAGGTAACGACGGAAAGATTTATCGTGTGGTTACCATAAATGGAGTTGCATATTTAGCAGACAACTTAGCAGAAACAAAATACCGTGATGGTTCTTATATCTCAGGCTATGACGGTGGAGTATATACCCCAATAGCAAACGCAACGTGGGCTGCACTAACTACGGGTGCTTTATGCGCCTACTCGGATGATACAAATAACATATAGACATGAGCAGAGCAAACAACAAAAACATATTAATTGTTGATAACACCCTTTCAGGGAAGGTTGTTGACGATACCGATAGGGTAGATGGAGCAGTCATATACTTCGATACGGCAGCAGACAAGTATAAACACGCAACAGTTGACCCAGCTACCGGAGTACCGTATTCTGGAGCTATCCTAGATGTAGATTTAGGAACTCATTCCTTAACGGCAGAATCTGTTATCTTTAATGACACTCCAACGGTTACGCCTTTAGAGAGAGAGATGTTCTGGGATGTAGATAACGACACTCTCGCCTTCGGTATCCCTGATGGTGGCATTATACAGGTAAACCAAGAGCCATTTGATTATTATCTGAACCTAGAAGGATCAGCTATTGTCAACGGAGACATCGTTTCAGTTACCGGAGCAGCGTCAACAAAAACAGCCGTTGTTTTGTGTGATGCAACAGACGACGATCTCGCCAAGGCTGTCATCGGAATGGTCACAGTAGCTACGATCAACAACAACCAAGTAGGACGAATAACAAAAAATGGGGGGAAGGTTCGTGGGCTGAATACAAATGCTTACAATGAAGGCGATACGTTGTGGGTAGACCCACTAAATCCCGGCAAATGGACAGCAACGATGCCAACAGCGCCAACTCGTGCAGTAAAAATCGGGATAGTAACAGTCAAGTCAGCCACCGTTGGAGTAGTAGAACTACAGCTACACGTAGAGTCAAAGATGACGGAACTGGCTGACGTAAATGGAACACCACTTACTACTCTAGGACAAATACCTGTGTGGCATCAATCAACGGGAGTATTTGACTTTGATTACAACATAGGACACCTACCAACACTAAAGATAGGAGGTGTTTCAGACTACACAGAGTTTGAAACAGACGGCACACTAAAGATGGTAGGTTTAGCCACCGTGTACGATGACCTTACAAGCGACATAACAAGAACAAAAACCGTAGGCACTCGTGTTACTGTTAATGACGCAGAGAACTCTATAGACTATACCAACGCAGCCACCACAACAGACTATGCCTACTTCACATACCAGATGACCCATAAGTGGATGGCAGGAACAGACATTAAGCCACACATCCATTTTGAACAAGCCAACAACAATATACCTAATTTCTTGTTTTATTATAGGTGGCAGAAGAATGGAGGGGCAAAGACAACAGCGTGGACACCATTGAAGTGTAACACCCCTGTGTTTACTTATGTTAGTGGAACACTAAACCAGATAGCTAATGGAGTAGCAATCTCTGCACCTGTTGGATATGGCATCTCGGATATACTTCAGTTTAGACTATGTAGAGACACCACCAACGCAAGTGGTTTGTTTGGTGTAGACCCATACACAGGGACAGTATCCGTAACTTCCGCCGACATCCACCTGAGATTAGACACCATCGGAAGTCGAACAGAATACAGCAAGTAAAACAGAAGCCGGACATTTAATCCGGCTTCTTACTTTCTATCCACAAATCAAACAATTCTGTTGTTGTTTCTTCATCAAGGTCTTCTGCGTATTCAGTTCTCAGAATGTATCTACAAAACTCGACAACCTGTTCTTTTGTGTATTTATCTTTCATTTTACTTGGTTTTTAGACACTACGATCAATTATTTTTGTTTTTAAGTACAAACACCCACAAAACAACAAAAGTTGTTTATTTCTTGTTTATTGTATATATTTGGACTTGGTTGCATTAAACAAAACAAAATAACGTGTTTTTTAGTTGTTGTTCTGCAAACGCAACCCCATTTTAAAATGTGGATGTTTTTATATAATCCGATGTCTGCTTCCAATATGTTTCTGAAAATTTATTGGCTGCTTCGTCAACCAAATCATTATCAATTATTCCCATTTTGTCTTTCTTTGAAAATAGTAAACCAATATTTTTCTGCTTCGGATGATGTTGCTCCATCTATCCATGCAGTAGTGAGAGTAACAGGAGTGGTATCATGGCTTATCTGATACTGATATGCCTTGAATGAAATGTTTCTTATTATTTCGTCCATGTTAGTCTTCTTTTACTCTTGACATAAACCACTCATAAAACTTAGCACACATTATCATCCAAATACCACCAGATGATATTGTAGAGAAAAATATACCAACAAATACCCCAAAATTAGTTTCCACCAAATTAATTCCATTTTCCCCTCCAATATATGACATACATGCCAATGGAATAACAACAAACACAAACATCAGTATCCCCGTTAAAATAACACCAATAGCTTTCATATTTTTGGTTTTAAAGTTTAAGCAAATATACACAACAAACAAACACAAACAAAATTATTTTATGTGCTGTAAAGCACGTTCTTTCATTTTTATTTCAATGGCTGATATTTCTTTTGCCAGTGTAATAACCTTGTCTAAGTCTGTTGTTCGTTCAATGCGTCTTTTCTTTTTCTTCAACACATCGTACCCCGACAAAAATATATTTCGTTCTTTTATTAACCTTTGAACAAGATTAGGGGTGACAACTAAATCAACACTTCTTTGCCTTGGTTTTTTAGCATAGTTAGTAACAAAACGAAGCGTTTGTTGTCTTTCCTCTAGGATAACACGTCCGTATTTGTATAACAGACTGTATCCTTTGGATTCGATATGATCAATAATAGTCCTTATCTTACAGGCAAAAGAGTAGTCAACCTGCAACCTGTCGTTAACTATTCTCACGGAGTGAATAACAACATCGTGTGATCTTCTCCCAAAATAAAAAGCTATGTTTCTTAGTTGATGTTTCGTAAAGTAATACAGCACCCAATGAGCTACCTGACGAGGCTCAACAAACTCCATTTTTTTAGATCGCTCATTAGCCCATCCCTTATTCCTCTCGAATACATCGCTAACAACGTCCTCTATAAATAAAAAATCACTATTCATACATTTATTTTTAAAGGTTAAAAAAAGGGCTCTCGCCCTTTGATGTGTGTCATTGATTAGATTTGCGTGTATGAAAATGGTATTCCTACCCGACGTGTCACGCTATGATCCGCTAAGACATCTAACCCTTCACTCCCGAAGACACAACAAGGTCGAGAGTTCATTTCACACGTCTTTACTTTTGTCACGGATGATGGACTCGAACCATCTGGCAGTGGCGACCTGCTACTCTTACCCATAGAGCTTAATCCGTGTTTTAAAAAGGTGAGTTGTTTTTGTTTGCTTTTAGTCTCAGCCAAAGTTAACGCTTGATTAACCCGCCTTCCTAGTGGATATGCAAACTACCAGTACTAGAAAAACAAACTCACACTTTCTTTTATTTTACAATGTCTTCAGTAGCCAAACATTCAAGTTCAAACTTAACCAATGCCATTTTTTCAATAGCTCTTATTTTTTTCTCAATCTCAATTTTTTGTTTTATAAGTTCGATAACTTCATTGTTTTTTGACACCTTATCCCAATCAAATGGTTTCATTTAGTTTTAGTTTTTAAGTTTTTAAAAACAAACAGCAATTATTGTTTTTGTTCCTGTTAACTTGCAAGTATTTTTGTGTTCTCATATCAACAAACACATTCACAGACTAAAACAACAAAAGCCGTTTGTTTATTTCAATGAACTAACACAACAAAGATAGTTTGTTTTTATCAAACTACAAAATGTTTTTGTGTGTTATTTAGCATTAAATTCCAATTTCCCAATACTCACATCCCATTCTTGTTAAAACATCTTCTGCGTGTTTAAAAGACCAATTCTTTTCAGCCTGATAAACATTGCCTCTAAATGTATAAATGATGTGAATCATTTTAAATATCTCCTATTCTTTTATACAACTTACTAAAAGGAACTCCTTTTTTTGTTAAAAGTTTCTCCTACAATATTCAGCAATCAAAAGAGCATCAACCTTATTGTGGTCTGGTTTCTTTGCTCGTTCACTCTTGCGTAGATCAACCATTGGATATAGTCTCTGGGCAGCCAACAAAGAAGTGGCTTTTGTGTCTGTTTTCCCATCTGCATTGGTTTGAATTGGAATGCCTTCCCACATTTGCTTCTGCCAACGCTTAGGCTGAACCTTTGTGTATGGGATGCCATTTGCAACTAATAAAGCCTCTAACATTCCATTAATCTTTCCAAATTCCCAATTTGATTTAGCCGAAGAGCCGAATATTGAATGAACATCTTCTAATACTGCATGTATGTTGTCTTTTGGGAATCCAATTTGATAGCTAGAGAATATCTCATTTAATGCCTTTAAATCAGTTTCCGTACCGATCATGGGTATTTTATCGAATGAAACAATATCGTCTGCTATGGTACAAATAAATGACCCCTTTCCCGGATCAATACCTAGATATGTTTTCATAACAAAGTCCATTTGTTTTGTTGGTTAGACTTCTTCATATTCAGCGGCTGAAAACAGATTGATTGTGCCATCTGTGTCTTCCACATATGGATGATATCCACATGGATAAAAATACACATCACCATCGGTGTCGTACCCAATGAAATATCCATAACAATCATTATTCTCGTCGAAATAATATAAGTCTCCAATAACTAGATGTTTTTTATTTACTTTTGCCATTTTGTTAATCTTTAAAATGTTTTAATGCAAATTCTTCACTTACTTTTTGTGCATCAAAAGCAACACTTGGTTCTGGTTTGTAACTTTTGTATCCTTCCATCCACTCCTTACGTGCCTCTCCATCTAGCATACACAAAGAAACACCAAACCCAAGTCTCGCTGCTTTTTGTCCCTTGAGGAAATTACTTATCATTACTGAATTAAGTCTTTTAATCCGTTAAAAATATCAGTTGTCATCTCCACGTGAATTTTCGCCAACTCTTTATGATCTTTCCCGTTCCCAATTGTTGTGCGATGACAAATTAAATCTTTCGAATACGAAGCGCAGATCCCCAATAGTTGATTTAGTTCTTGTTCTTTTGTTTTAACGTAGCCTTTTCCACCACCAGCACCACCAAACGATGGTTTGGGTTGGTTCTTTTTAATCTTAATCAAATCGACCTGTTTACCACCAATAGAAGCACGTTTGTGCTGTTTTTTGTCTTCTGACTTGTCGTACTCTACAACAGTAAAATCCAAATCATCTCCGACAGATATGCCGGGTTTGTCTTTGTCTTTTACAGAAACAAAATACGGTGTTTTGTCGTTTTCGATTAACACTGCAAAATTAAACAGTTCTCCGTTTTGTCCGGTGTAACTATCTACATACTCTAGTTTAATTACTTTTCCTACCATGATATAAATTATTAGTTAAATTTTAATTCTTCGTCTTGATCAAGCGAAAATCCATACTCCCTTGCTAAAATCATTTGTACCTTCTGAACATACTCGTGCATTTGTTGTTTTGTTATGCTGCCTTTAGAAATAGATTTTACTTCGAACAAGGTCTTAAATCCTTTGTGAAGCTCATCTACAATATCTTCAAGGCATTCTTTTGGAACATCACAATACAAACAATAAGCACGTAGTATTTTCCAATAGAGTGCGTTTAGATCACCGACGCTCATAACCACGTTTAAGCTTAATCATCTCGTCAAACTTCTGTTGTACCTCCTGTATCATGTCAAAAAACACACGTGTTTCTCCTTCTACTGCGTGACGCAGACCAAGAGTCATAAGTTTACGAACAACATCTTCGTGTTTTGGGTGAAACGATTGGTTGCGCCAAACAACCTCGCCAGCTTTTTTGTTTGGCTTTCCTGTTTTCTCGTTCATCTCCGGTGTGATATATTTCTCTTGAAGGATGAAACACTCAGGACAAACATCTAGGTAATAGTTTTGTGTAATGTGTAGCATATTTTTACTTTTAAAGTTTAAACAAAAATAACTGTTTGTTTTTAAACAACAAAATTTAGTTGTATGTTTTAGAGCATATTGTCCAAAAGAAACTTTTTATATTCTTCTTTCTTCTGTTCAACTAAATCAAACCACAAATTAAAATTCCAATTAGGATGTTTTATTCTTTCTTCTTCTGTGAAATTATCCGCAGCTAGATGAAAGTTTGGGTGTCCAAGTACGATGTTGTCAGGGTTGTATTTCCATAACGGATATTTACCCTTTCTTAAAATGTGCATGAACATCCAAGTGTATTGATATTTTGGAACCAAGTCCAAATCTAATCCGGTAAACATACAAACATGAGGGCGTGTACTCCAAACAAAATCAAACATCTGTTGTTGGTTAACAAACCCGAAAGAACACTGTAATTCATGTTTAAAGCCACTTTTTTGTTTTGGTGGTACTTTTGTATTGCTTTTGACAGATCGTTGATTGTAGAGCTTGTTTTGTCCCTGTTTTAGCTTGTCTGTACGTTTATGTTGGTGGCGTAAACAAAAACCACCACCGAATTGATTGTTTTTGCATCCTTCAAAAGAACATTTTTTCATTTAGTTTGCGGTTTCTTGTAATCCATTTTTTTATTCGTGTTTTGTATTGGTATGGATGCGCTGTTAAACTTTTGTTTTTCAATTACGGGGCATCGCCAATACCCGAACCGTTCAACTCGGTTTGTATATGGACACAAAGTAACAAAACATTTTTTGTTTGTGCAAATCTATTTCTGTGCAATTTCAGATGCTTGCTCTTTTAATATTTTAGAATATTTATTATGAAGATAATCCATATCTTCTTCGTCTAGCTCGAAATAAGGGTAACAGCTACCCATTGTCATAAATCCTATCATTTTAGATGCAACGCTAAATTCACGTTTAATGGCTGAATAGTTGCCTCTTTCTTTATAGTCTATGCAAAAATCAATAATACCTTTTACTTTTGATTTATCCATGATTTTAATTATTAAATGTTTATGCAAATATAAACCACAATAATCAAACAAACAAACTTATGTATGTGCTATACAACACAAAAACCAAAGTTTTTTGTTTATATTTGTAGCCTAATGCCTGTAAGATATGAATAGAGAGTTACTTGTTCGACAATTAATAGAAGATGAAGGGCTGAAACTTCATCCTTACAGATGCCCCGCAGGAAAATTTACAGTGGGTGTCGGTCGCAATATTGATGACAAAGGACTAACAAAAGACGAGTGTTTTTTTCTTGGTATAAAACAAACGACAAAAGAAGGTATCATTTCTTTTTTGTTGGAACACGGCATAACACACGATGATGCAATGTATTTATTGGATAACGACATTGACGACGTACTCAAAGACCTAAGAAAAAACCTTAGTTGGTTTGATTCGTCACCGGAGGTTGTTCAGCGTGTGTTGGCGAATATGTGTGTAAATTTAGGCATTAACAGATTATTGCAATTCAAGAAAACACTCTCTTATCTAAAGGCAG